GGATAGGTATCCACATCATGAAAAATAAATAATCCATCGGGTCTTATTTTACATACCTCCAAAAATCCAATGTTTTTCATGGCCCCACGATTAAATCCTCCTGGTGTAATTTGATGAATCACATAAAAATGAGCGTCAATATCTTTTCCATTCAGGTATCCTGTAAATCTCTGAATAAATTCCTGTAAATGTTCCTTACGATTCCGATAGGGAATAATAAAATTATATTTCATTATATAATCTTATCATTTCATATTTAAGCTACTCTATATGACGATAACTGTTGTTAGCTTGTTGTAAAATTCACATTGAGCATGATAAATCGAGGTGCAAGTTCAATCGAGCAGATCACTTCATAGTGAAGAGAAGATAGGCCATTTGTACTATCTCCTGTTTGTTTTTCTTGTAGAAATTTATCACTATTTATTTTCATATCTTGATAATAATTTTTTCGAGAATGGTCTCTATTAATAACAACAGATATGTCTTGATATGAAACGGCTCGATGTTCATCAATTGGAATTCCTTGTTTTGTAGCTCGATAGTATAATGCGTCATCTTCTGATCCCCATCCAGTATAATTTGGAAATCCATTTAGTCGTTCATATTCTGTTTTCCAACAAGAGCAAATAAGGCCAAGATTGTTAGGGCTGGAATTGAGAACGGGATGACGAAAGGTTCCTGGTTTGGCATTATACTGAATGGATCCCCATGCAGTAGGATAGGTATCCACATCATGAAAAATAAATAATCCATCGGGTCTTATTTTACATACCTCCAAAAATCCAATATTCAACATAGCCCCACGATTAAATCCTCCTGGTGTAATTTGATGAATCACATAAAAATGAGCGTCAATATCTTTTCCCTCTAGATAGCCTGTAAATCTCTGAATAAATTCCTGTAAATGTTCTTTACGATTCCGATAAGGAATAATAAAATTATATTTCATTATATGATTTTATCATTTCCTATTTAAGCTACGTTATAGGATCTTCTTATTTTTGAGAATGGGTTGAGTATGAAGATAGGGCTTCGTACCACAACGAAATCTCTTCAGTGTCTTCCCCCTAGTTTGAAGAACAGAGCGGACGCAGATACCAATGGCAGCTTGTTCCTTTCGCTGACCCTCTGTTCTTCGAACAGAGCATGCTGTTCCGTTTCTAACGGAACATGGACCCGGTCGGACACGAACGGTTTTCCGCACGGACTTGATACAATGACAGAGTCGGGTTTTCAGCGATTTTCGTTTTTTCATTCTGATTACTTCTCTTATTTTTTTATACGATCGTACTTCAGAGATCATGGAGATCAACCGCTTAACTCACTCCAGAGACGACCTTTGTGGAATTCAATCCTTTTATGCCCAATCTGTCGGCCCTGGCCGTTACCAGACTACCAATTTGGTACCTAAGGCCACCGGCGTTAATCCAACGGCAGTTGACCAATTGCTCATTTATCCCCGCGAAGGATACGGGTACAATAATGCAGCGATCGATGCCGACTCCATTCTTCGTAATCAGATTGCCTTTAAGAACAACCGCTGCCAGATCCGCCCTCAGGCACGTCCCTTCCTTACCGTTCCTTATATGCAAGGCGGTAACCCCTCTCGTGATGTAGAGAGCCTTCTGCTTCATTCAGAGCAGGTCCGCATGGGTAAAGAGTGCGGTACGGTGACCGAGCAGTTCTTCTCTCAGCAGTACACTCCGATGATCCCCATCTTAAAGAACAATATTCAGAACCCGAAGAACCTTGTCCCCGAAGTGGCAGCGGCAGGCTGGGTTCATGGAGGTATTCCCACACGTTCGTATCTCCGCGATGTCAACTGCTAAATGGAATGATATACAACATAATCCGGTTATTTTCCATTTCTGGATCATGTTAATTTTCTCAAAATCATGTAGAACATGTCAACTCCTAAAAAGACTCTAACGGCTGCAGAGCGTCAGGCGAAATTGCAAGAGATGCTTGCTAAAGAGGAAAAAGAGGCTGCAGAGCGTAAGCAGAAGCTGACAGAGAAGATCGCCGCAGAGGCTGCGAAGGCAGAGGCGGAGGAGGTCGCAATGGCGGCAAAGGCGGCTCGTGCGGCATCCCTTGCTGCGTTTGGCGTCCCGGTTGCAGCGAGCAAGAAACGCTTGACAGCCGCAGAGAGGTTGGCCTTGATGATGGCTCAAAATGAGGGAAGGGCAACCAATGTAGTGGATCCTGCTGCCGTGAAAAAGGCCGCGGAAGAGGCATTTAAGGCGCTCGCTGCTCCTCAGAAGGTTGAATATTTGCGCGCAAAGGCCGCGGCGGACATTGCAGAGGCGGAGGCGAAGTTGGGTGTGTATAAGCTAAAAGTAGAGGAGCGTCTTGCTCGCGATATTGCGGCGGTACACAAAGAGGCGGGAAGCCCCGCGGAGGCCCTTTCCGACCTTGTTTCTGCGATGGCCTCATCCTCTTCTTCCTCCATGGCCGCCTCCCCTGCCTCGGCGAAGTCGGTGCGTCGCACCACCCAGCAGGTATTTAACAACCTTCAGCGCGAGCTGGCGTATGAAGAGGGTCGTGTGGCGCGCCGCGCCCGTGGTGAGCAAGTCTCTCCTCGCCCGAAGAAGACGCTCAAGACTACGCCTGAGAGAGTGCTCAAGCTGCGCGCCAATCTTGCAGCATCCCAGATGAAGCTCAATTCGGCTGCCACGAGAAAGCTTGCGTCGGCTGCGAAGAAGACTTCCACGAAACAGAAGGCGAACAGCAATGCTGCCGCACTGGAAGCCTATATGGCGGCTCGCGCGGAAAAAAAGAGGGCTGAAGCTTCTGGCGCAGCCGCTGCTTCTTCTCGTAGCAATAATGAGTAAGCCTGTAAGCTGCGCTCTAACAAGATGGAGTCGCCGTTTCTTTTAGACCTTTAATGAATTCCCGAATCGCTTGTAGATTCTCTTCCACGGAGCAACCAGGCTCGGTGGAGAGGGTTAGAACGGGAATGGTCGTATTGTCAATCCACTTCTTGTGCTGTTGATCCAGTGCATCCAGATAGTCGAGTTGAATCCGATCTTCTCCTTGACGATTACGAATCTGGATACGATCCTTTGAAGTGGCGGAACTCGTAGACAGATAGATGATCCCATGTACGGGATGTTGTTTGCTAAAGATGGAGAACCATGTATCATAGAGCTCCCATTCCAACGGATCCATGTCGCCTGCATCGCGGAGCATTTCCGCAAAGACATACTTGTCCGTTAGAACGGAGCGCTCGGTCAGAATAATGTGCGGCCCCTTCACGGAGCGATCCAGACGCTGGACCGCTTCCTGAATGTTTTTGAGGCGAGTGAGAATGGCGCAGTTTTGAAAGGTATACGCCCATCGCTTTTTATCTTCATAGAACAACTCTAATAAGTTCTTTCCAGCCGCATTGTGAAGAGCCGTCCATTGCCCCACAGGTTCATCGACCACATGGAGATCGGGAAGAGCCTTACGGATCTCCGCCAACAGAGTGGATTTGCCTGCGCCAATGTTACCATCGAGGGAAAGGATCAAGTGTGACATAGTGGACTGTCTTATCCATCCAATGGGGAACCTATGTTGTCAATTTTTATCCCATTTAAATTCAATCCCGAGATCAGAACGAATGGCACTCTATTTAAGTACCGTCGAAGATGCATATGGACCCATTTTAACGGCTCACTGGGAGAAAAAGGAAGATCCACAGCATTATGAGTATCTTACCTCGCAGTTTGTGAATCCGAATCCACAACGACACATTTTAGGTTTTGTCGGTGGAAATGAGGCCAGTCTGATTAAAGGCAACATGGTCGATTTGGAGTCTGATTTGCGGGGTATCAACATCCCGAACACCTTCTGTCCATGGAAGCAGTATCAGCCACCGCCAAAGAATCAGACTGAGATTGTCCGAGACAACACCAAGATCTCTCTCAAGATTGATGTGCAGAAGGCAAACCTACCGGCCTATCAAATGATTGCCTACCCTGCAGTGGTTGCACCGTTTCCTATCAAGAACGAAGTCTGTGTCACTCCCGAGAAGTATTAATTGGAGTCTCTTCTTGCAACCTGTTGTTATCTTTTTCTTAGCTATTTTTTATTAAACATAGCTAATAAGAAGAATGTCGTGCTATACTACACAGCAGGCGTTAACTCGTCCTCGAAATGATCCATTTCATCAAGTGGATGATATGAGAATTACATCGTATGCTGCCCGCTATTATTTAAATCCACCTGCTGCCAATTGCCCGACTACCTTTCCTGTCAATGCAACCACCCGTCTTCAAAAGAGTGGAAACTCGTGGGTAGAGGGAGAGTGGAAAACCGATGTGGAGTCTGATTTGAAGGGTATTGATCGTCTGGGTACCAAGATTCGTTGCAATAATGTCCAATATAATCCTGATACGAATGCCTTTACCAATCGCGGTCTTAAAAATGCGAAGGATGAAAATGTGCCTCAGACATTTGCCCGCCTGGTTGATCCGCCCTGTACTCTTCGCGCCACGGGCTGGAATCGCTGGCAGCCTCTCTTCCACAATCCTCAGGAGACCTTTGAGACACCGTTTGACTTCTTTATTCCATCTCGTGATCTTGATAAAGATAAATACAATACGCATCGCATGCAATCCTGCTTTACCCCGCGGGATCAGCCGCCGATTTCTGAGCTCGGACATGAAAATGATATGTATCCTCGCTACCCTTCTATCCAGACTTAGACCCGTGAACATTCAAAATGGGCATCAGGCAAATAGTACCGAAGGTAAAATATACCTGGAATCTTATTTAAGAAAGTTCAGCGGTCTAAATCATAGGATTATATTTATGATATGTATGGAGGCAATATTAGATTTAATACAATGTAGTGTATCCTGTTGTGCATGTTTTTTTACACCACCACGGGAACCTATTCGAATTCTAATTCGATCCGTTGATAAACCGTTATTAACTCACTCCTCTTCTTCGGGCGTGAGTAGCCACATTTGATGCTCTTTCATTTTCGCCATTTTCAAATGACCTTTCACCCAATTAAAATGTACTAGTACGGAGGTTTCTTTTAATTGATTCACATTTTCATAAAACATTTTTCCATTTGGATAGTGCTCCAATGGAAGAGCGTTCATCGTACAAAATGGTTTGACATATTGATTAAAATAAGTCTGATCATTGTTATCAAATGCACATGTTTCATATTTCTTTTGCCCTTTCTCGGATACACAATCATATAGTTGGCATAATCGGTCACTGGATTTGATATATAAATAACCCGTGCACATATTTTTGGTATTTTCATTTTGTTGTGCGTCATTTTGAACCCAGACATCATAGGTGGTATCTTCTTGCCATTTCGTCAAATCATGAAGTGGATTGGATCGAAAAACGATATCACCATCCACCAATAAGATATTTGTGTGAAGAGACAGAATCCGATAAATGAGTTCCAATTTCAAATAGCAGATTCGATCATATCCCTTCGTATTCCAGGGGCAAAACTTACCCAATTCGTTTTCCTCTACACAATATACCTGATAGCCTCTCTTTCGAAGAATAGCAGCACCTTTGGTATCTAGACAAACAAGTAGGACCTTTTTATCTAATCCAAAAGGCTCTAGACTCTTTAGCATGTTGAGTGTGTATAAGAGATATCCGCGATTGGTGACGGTGGTGATTACGGTTTGACCCACCGTCTGACCAATAAGACATGGAAGAAGATGATCTGCCGTTAAAGAAATCGACATAGCCTATTCTATTGGATTCTATTTAGACTCCATTTTCAACAGGGCATCGGCTCTCTCATTTTAAATTTAGGCCATTCGAAGATCGGGTCGTCTTTTACAAAAAATTTAAAGGTAGAAACTGGTAGTATGGAAATCGCTGCCCTGTCAGGACTTCTTGGATTAGGATGGGTGGTATCACGAGCCGGTCAGAAAAAATCATCTGCCCCACCAACCCTATCAGCCTCTCAATCAATGGCCCAAAATGTAGCCTCTTCAAGAGTTATCCCCCCTTCTAATCGCGAACAGCCACTTCTTCGTGAAGGATTCATGCCTGCTGCGAGAGGTCTAAACTCAGATCCTCTTACTGTCGCTCCAAAAGGTGCAGCTGCCACAGGTTTTGGCCCCGAACTCGATATGATGTATCAAATGCCGAATGGTCAGACCTATCCATCGGAACCCAGTACTGGGCCATACGGTACGGCACTTGGTTATTCCTCTAATAAGCCGCCTTACGCCCCAGGATATACTCCGGGTACGATGCCCGCCCCTTCTCCCATTGATTCTAATGTCCCTATGATGGAATATCGTTCCGATAATACGGAAAGCAGCCCCACATATATTGATAGTGATTATGTCGTTAGCCCACTATCAGGTCAATCCATCCCATCCAATGAGTTTAAGCATAACAATATGCAGCCCTTCTTTGGAGGTCGTATTAAACAAAATATGGCACCTCAGGCCAATGTAAGTGTACTTGATGCCTATAATGGAAATGGATCCACGCAAATGAAAAAGCGCGAAGTCGAAAATATGTTCGAGACCAGTCGCGCCCCCTATGGAAATCCTTATGGCATGGAGGATAACACTGAATTCTTTCAGTCGCGTATTACGAGCCAGGCACCCATTGCCCGAAATGGAGAGCGCCCCTTTGAGCCCACCAAAGTCGGATCAGGTATCGGTGAGAAGTTTGGCTTTGCAGGCAAAGGAGGATTTCAGCAGCTGGAAATCAATGAAATCATGCGCCCCAAGGATACGAATGATCTCCGTGTGATCTCTAATCCGAAGGAAACCTATGACACACCGATGGTTCCTGGAGGCCATTTCATCGGCACAAGTGCAGAAGTCAGAGATGTCGGTGAAGTTCGCAAGTACAAGCCCGACACCTTCTACATTGATGAAACAGGTGAGCGCTTCTTTGTTACAAATGGTGAAATCATCAAAGAGACCGTGCGTTCTACACAGGTTCTACCTCATACTACGCGTCCAGAAACCTCAGTAGAATACGAGGGTGTCGCATCATCACAGGATTTTGGAGAGAGCTATGTCACAGGTTCGTACCGCATGCCGATGTCGCAGCAATATGGCGGTGCTGGTTATCGTAATGCAGATATGACCACATACTACACAAAGGACATGGGTGCACATGAGGCAGATTATGGTAAATCCTCTATCGAGATTCGTCCTAATGAGCGTAATGAGACTTCCGAGCGTGTGATGGCACTGAATACAGTGCCTGCTGAAAATGGTATGGTAACCGCACACTATACCGATGATGCTCGCCCCACTCGCCGTGCAGAAACCACAGGTAACATTCGCATGACGGGTACGCCGATTACCTATGCCGAGAGAGCCCCTGCCATTACAGTATGGGATCCAAAGGATATTGCTCGCACCACGGTGAAGGAGTCCACTATTTATCTGGATCGCCCTGGTATTATGGCGGCAGGATCTGCACCGAACCGTCTGAAGGTATATGATCCCGATGACATTGCGAAGCCGACGCAGAAGTCACAGTTGTCGAATAACTTGGCATGGACAGGACCAGGTGGAAATGGTGCATGGAATAATGTCATGGATCCGAGCTTTGCGTATAATATGCGCACCAATCCAAACAAAGAGCAGATTGCACGTGGCCGCAAACCAATTGCGGGTTCGGGTAATTCAGCTACTTTCAATGGTGATCCTGGCCGCCAAGTATCAAAGAAGCTGGACGCGGACTACATCAACGATCGCGCTCTTGCCATCAATCGTTCGCTAGATATCACGCCAGGTGTGGGCGACATCGGTCGCATCGAGTATCGTGTTCCCCTCAAGCTGGATATTAGTCGTGAGCGTAATACCTACAGCGCGGTGGAGGCCGTTGACAACAATCCACTCATGCAGAGTCTTCGTAAGAATGCAGAGATTGATGAAGTGGCAATCCGTGAATATCGCCAGTACCTTTCCGCACAGGCATAATTTATTCGATTCTAATAAAGGGAATGTCTTGCCCTAAAATCCATCGATTTTCTAATGGATTTCGAGTCATTTATCAAGAATCTTTACAGTCTGTTCCCGTTTCCAGTATCCATGTCTTTTGTGATGTTGGCTCCATCTTTGAAACAGATGGTATACGGGGTGCCTCACATTTAGTAGAACATATGTGTTTTAAAGGCACAGATACTATTCGAGAGGCGAGAAACCTTCTCATTCAGTATAATAAAATCGGGGCCGATTTCAATGCCTACACAGAGAAGCGATTTACAACCTATCATATTAATTGTGATGATACCTATGTTCTTCCATGTATGAAATTAATGTCTGATATGATATTGCATTCTGTATTTTCCAAAAAAGAATTCTACAAGGAGCAACAAGTTGTCATTGAGGAACAGATTCGTGGGCAAGACAATCATATCAGTATTCTGGCGGATGACATGGACGCAATCTATTATAAGGGTAGTCCCTATGCGAATCCAATCGATCACATTTCATACCATCCTACACCCACGCATTTATCCTATGAGGATATTTTCAAATGGTATAAATGGTTTTATCATCCCTCCAACATGGTATGTAGCATTGTGACTAATTTGCCATTCTCTAAAGTTATTTCGATGTTAAAAAAGACCAAATTTATGGACCCGCCACCGAAAGAATGCCCCCAACTTCCATTTGCCTTTCCCAAACCGACCCTATCATTGGCTCCGATAAGTTCAGGAAAGCCATGTATTCAGTATATTCAGAAAAAAGGCGTATCGGCAACTGTTTTAGCAATAGGATTTCGTACATGTGCGATTCAGTCTCCTGATAAATATCCGCTGATGGTCTTACAACAAATCCTAAATGGATTTAGTGGAAGATTATTTACTGCTCTTCGTACCAAGCGTGGATTAACTTATTCTTCCATATGCACGGTTGATTTCAATGAACATGCGGGATATCTTCAGATTCGGGTCTTAACGGATCCAAAACGACTCATACAAGAAGATTGTAATGGAGTTCTACCTGTTCTTGTTCATATGATTGAGGAATTACAACGAAAAGGTGTTACCGCAGAGGAGGTGCGTCATGCAAAGGGAGGCCTGAAAGGTACTTATTTATTGAATTTGCAGTCGAATGATGCGATTGCCACTTATAATGGTTCGCATATCATTCTTACTAATCAGCCTCCGAAAGTTTCCTTTCAAGATGTATATGATACCTATTTGGCGAAGGTGACAAAGGCGGAGATTGATCGTGTCATTCAAACTTATTTGTGTAAAGAGAATTTGCTGGTGGGAATCTTGTATGATCATGCTGTCCCAAAAAAGAAGATCGAGGAGATTGTGGATCGTGTGGAATAATCTGCGGATAGAGTATAGAATGGCTTCCGATCATTTTGATGTTACGGTGAGTGATATGACAGGTCGACGTGTTCTGGTTGATTGTACCCCTAATAAACCGATATCCGACCTACTTAATAAGTTTCGTGAAATACTTCCTTCTATGCAGAAAAGACAAGTCATTGCTTTAATGAAAGACGATCTCTCTAGGGTAGACCTATCTGGTACAGTGGGTACGAATAATATTAGTGGTGGTGACAAACTTGAAGCATTCTATATGGGGATTCTATCATGTATCAACCCTGACCCTATTGCAGAAAAATTACATCACTTTATAAAGGACAATAAACAACGATTTCCTTTTAAGGCGGTTAAGGGAAAACAAATTTTGCAATCTAAAATAGACTGTACCGAACTTGTAGCAGAACATAATAATTGGAATGTAAATGAAGAATCTACCTTCATTTTAACTACGACTCGAAACCCTCGTTCTGAGATTTGGGTATCGGATGTCATCGAAATGCCTGGATATAAAGGCCCCATTAAATACATATCAGGGTTTGAGGTATTTAAAGGGACGCCCATGACCTACACATATTCTGAAACACAACATGATGATAGGGAACGTGAAGTGGTACCTCAGACGCTCAGATATCAAGATATGGAATCTATAAAAGGAAGATTAGATAAGATCGTATTAGAGATTGGTAATAAAAAACAATCTCAAGATGAGGATGCTGGATATCATCGTGAATTTGAATTGTATGTCATCCTAAAAGGTCCCATTGAAATTTGTGATCCCCGTGGAACTGTAAAATACAGTTCAGATGACCCAACGGCGACATGTCGGATAATATATGATAGCATTAAGACATGCGACACTAACAGTGATGAAAATCAAAAAAAGGTTAATACACGTAATGTCAGTCAAGGCGGAAGACGCGCTAAGCAAACAAAGCGAACAAAGCGATCAAAAAATAAGAGAAAGACTATCCGCCGAACTCACAAGAAACGAGTGTAACGCTCTATTACAATATTCTCCTTCTAACTACATAAGAATACTAACATATCTTTCTAGATCTATAAAATGTCCCTACAAAGATAATCAATTTGGTTTCTCTCATAGAGAGGAGGCTCGCAGCTCCCACAAGGCTCATCGCCGATCAAGAAGATAATCATATATTAGAATGGAAGAAGGATTTGCAGATGGATCATCTGATGGATTGATTGCAGCTACAGCAGTAGCTGGTGTTGTAGCAGGAGGAGTTATGACTAGTCTTATTTATTTTTTTATTAAAGGGAGATTATGGAATCATCTAGGTGTTAATCCTGCCACTACTTCCACTCAGCCATTACCTTCCACTACACAGGGTGGAAAACGCCGAACTCGTCGATCCCGTCCCCATCGCGGCACACGAAGAGTTTAAACAACTTCATCCATACATGAGTAAATGGAGAACAATCCAGAGGAACCAACTGTCGCACCTGTTAAGGATGACTGCGTTAAGGATGACTGCGTTAAGGAGAACCCCGTTCATGAAGAGTCCACTCCAAGCTCATTGGATCGCGTAAAGGGATGGTGGGGGGACTATCATCAATTTGTGGCAGGTGCAGTGTTTGGCGTCTCCGCGATTCTACTGGGATCCTTCCTTCGGTCCCGTCGCAATTAATTGTGTGAGTACAATAGAATGCCAAAACAGATGCGTAGAACAAGAAAGCGCCGATCAGGTGGTGCAGAAGCTATTGATCCGGCATCAGTTTCAGCTATTACGGCGGAAGGACGGCAGCCAAGCAATGCGATCATGGAGTGGGCGACAACAGCGGGTATTCCTGCACCGCTCAATATGCAGAATGTTGCACATGGTGGTAAGCGTAGCACTAAGCGAAGCACACATCGTAAGCATCGCAAGTGTGGCGGAAAGCATCGTAAGCATAGCGGAAAGCGTCGCACGCATCGCAAGCATCGCAAGCATAGCATGAAACGTAGTCGTAAGCATCGCGGAGGTGAGTGTGGTCCTTGCCTTAGGGCAGTATGATCTGTCAGCACGCTGACAGATGGTCCATGCATGGCAGGGATTCGCCCATAATAAAGAAGGTAAATCTTCTATATTCAGTATGATATACTTGATATAGAATATACATATGGAAGTGGTGATAAAAGGAGGTTATCACAAACGAAGAACATAAACCCTCCCATCGATGAATTAATAAAAGTGTAATCATGATGCCCCACTTACAGCAGAGCATGGACCACACTCCTATTATTTTAACCGGTCCTCCTGGATGTGGAAAAAGTCACTGGATTCAGAAATATGCTGAACAAATTAATAAGCAACTATTTGTCTGCCCTTGCCGAAAAGATCGCACCCTTCGCGATGGCCGCCAGAAGCTCCACATTTGGGCGCGTCGAACGGAACCTGCCATTTTGTGGCTTGAAGGTGCCGATGATTTGACGCCTGAAGCGCAGGCCTTTTTGCGCCGCATTTTGGAGACACACGCCTCAGATGTACTATTCATTTTAGAGTGCCGCGATGCGGGCCGTCTTCAAGAGCCCATTCGATCTCGATGCAAAATTAAAAAGATTCCACTCCCTGTTTGGTCCGATCTTGAGGCCTACCTCTCCTCTTTTCATGGAGTAGTTGCATCGGATATCAAGGCATATCTTGAACCCAATGAGTATTCCTATCGTCGTGCAAAACAGTGTGCCATGCTACAACTTCACTACCCAGAAACATGGAAGTCGACTCTCGCACATCGTCAGCAAGAGCGCCATGAATTATCCACCCTATCCGCTGATCAGCTGATCTCTTATATTCAGCGGGGATATCATCCCGATACATTTATTCATTCTCTTTTATCGGATGAGCGCATTCTAAAAGACTACGGTGCCTGTATGGAACGGGCAGGATCATTATGGGCATTTTTGGGGAGTGCATTGGATCGTCGTGCTCCTGCGTTCGATATGGTCGCTACAACAACGCCAAAGGAAGAAGAATGAACCGTGATTCCGTGCTATCTGTCTACTCAGATGCTCGAACAGAGTACACCAAACAGCTATGTGTCTTCCTGGTTCCCGCTTATTTTCAATTCTTCGTAGATTTGCTGGAGAAAGCGAAGCAGGCCATGGTAAATGAGCCAAAAAAAGGACTCTGGCAATTCCAAAATTACTTGAATGATATTCATGACTGGAACATGGAGCGGGTGAATCACGAAATTCATATTATTAATACCAATTCGGGTTGTGATTATTTAGAGGATCTTCTTACGGCAGTCTTCATCGCTCATACGAAAGTGCTAACGGCCATTCGCCTGTCCTCGAGTCAGAAAAAGGTGGAGATCAATATCCCCAAAGTGGAGCATTTCCTCTTTAAAGTTCTATGCGAAACATCAAAGTTGTTGTGGAGTTCTACTTATCTATTTCGTGATGGCATTTCAGGCATTGAGAAGCAGCAAAACTATCGAAACATTGAGACCATTTTGAATGAGGGTATTTTGCAGGCGGTGCGTAGCTTGGTTCCCGTGAAATCGATTTTGAAGGATTTTGTGAACCAGGATGCTACGGAGGAAGATAGCGATGATGAGCCCGAAAAGAAGGAGGAGTTAACTATTCCTCCACCTGTTTCCATTACGACGGTAGAGGAGCCAAAAAAGGAGGAGCCAAAGGAAGAGCTGCCTATTGTACCCGTTATGGTACCGGTTGAAGAGAAGCCTGTTGAAGAGAAATCTTCAGTGCAACAGACTATTATCATTGACGATAAGCCCACTGTCCGTTTTGGACAATTTGATGCAGTATTTGATTCAGATCACCCAAATGACTCCGATATGATTTATGATCCGAAGGAGAGTGAAGAAGAAGATCCCAGTGAAAAAGAGGCTCCGGTTCTTGAAATTATGGAGGAGGGCGGATCCTCTCTCATGGATGGTCTTGATTTTGATACACTGGATGCGAAGAATGAGGATATTGGTTTGGAGGACTATGAGGAATTGTCATAAGTCATTACGAAGTATTTACAAAGTGTGCGCGGTTGCAAGCCGTGTGTTTTTCTCACACGGACTGAATAATGATGCCGTCGTGGTTCCCATGGATACTTGTAGGTGGAATTGTCTTTATTCTTCTGAGCTATGTTGGTGCAAAATACAAGGACAAAGAGTATCGTAACATTCAATTTCTACAGGATTTTATCAGTGGTGCAATTCTGATTGCCTTTACGGGTGTTCTAGTCCCTGATGTCTTTCCGAAGATGGAACTTCCCTCTATGATTTCACATTTGTCATCTGAGCTTGTTGATGATATGGATTTACAGGTGGGTCCTCCTCGCCTGGCGGGTCGATAAATTAAATGAAAGTCAGGGATAGAGATGCCAACTACCATCTATGATTCATCATTGATTACGAAGCGTCGTCAAATGAAAGCCGAATCCGGCAGTTTTATTAATCGCATTCAGAACCCCATTCAGCCTAATACTGGATATGCACCGGCCCTTGGAATCTGGGATCAGTCCATTATTAATGATGTGAAGAATGGTCAAATGAAGTATTACCGCAAAGGTACAGGAGGTTGCACCACTGTCAGCAATGGATGCCCTTGTGAGCCTCTCCCTGCTTCAGATAATGCATGCTGCGGTACCAATTAATTGTACACTCGTTTGTATATGATAGAAATACGAATTACTATCATATACAGAATACACTAACAGTCATACAAGTTAGACGCTATTACACGCCCATTGAATAAATGGTTTCCTCTGTCACACCTGTCCATACGAAGTTCTGAAACACGGCATGCGAAAGTTGCTCTTTTGGCACGGCCCGATGAACATCTTGCGCGATACGGATATAGAGTTCAAATCCCTCATATTTTTCGTCTCCGTGGCGATCCTCATAAATGGTCTGGCCCGCATCATTCACCGTCCAGCTCCAGAGCAAATTATAAAGAGGCGACTTGGTTTCATATACCTTCCAGGAATCCTCTTGGCTCAAAATGGCGACATTCTTTCCCTTCTTCTTGGATGGCGGGTCAGAAAAGAGGCCATCGATGAGACTAACTGAGAGGCGGCACAGATCGAAGGAAGGATTGGGAACCACTTTTGGTTTATGGTGATCAAAGAAGGGCCCAAAATTATATTGATCTCCCGCATCCTGATCTGGCCAGTGATCATCCGATACCCAGAGGTGCTTTCCCAATCGGAAAATGGAGCGACCAAAATCAATGATCGTGAAAATCTTTCCATAGGTTGGTACTTTCCACATGGTTCCATCCTTCTTTTTGTAAAATAAGAAGGCCTTGTCCGTTTTTCTCCACAAAATATTGTTCGAATGGAGATCGTTGTGAGTAAAACAGATGGTACTCTGGAGAAGGGTTAGTACAGAAATGACTTGAAATAACCAGGCAATCCATCGTGCCTCCCATGCTGCGCTGCCACGCTTGCACCCATCGATTTCATCCTCATCCAGCAAATCATCCATCACACCTTCCTGTGCCTCTTGTGCAATCAAAATAATAGGCATATTTGGAATTTCAAGGCAAATGTCAAAATTACCATCCATTGAACTTGACTCCGATCCAGACTCCGATCCAGATCCCGACTCTGAGCCAGAGCCAGACTCTGATAGAGACTCTGCATCCGAAGGTACATCAAAATCAGAATCCTCGGCCGTTTGTTTTAGGATTTTTTTATTAATCTCGAAAATGTTCGATCCATTCTCCGCCTCTTCTTCAATGTTATCAAAAGTAATGGACTCCACTGACTCAATATCACTATGGTCCAGAGACTCAACCAATGCAATCGGCTCCAGCTCTGTATCTGAATCTGAATCTTCAAAGGGAGATGATGTAATTTCCTTGTAGAGTTCATCCAGTGCCTCTTTATCATCAATGTTCTGATGCAAGAGAGTCAGACGGGCACTATGTGACTGCATGCCTTTCCAGAACCAACGGCATTGACGATAACTGTCATATTCATTTGAAATATTGAACTGATAGATCTTGCTAATCCCCGTAAAGGTTCCGTACGAAAGGACACAATGTGGTGTTAGATCTAGCTCTCGAAAACGGCTCAGTACGAAATTAGCGACAGCATCCACATAGGCCTGATTGTTATGACTGTGAAGTTTGAGAAGAGTATTCTTCCATGTTTTTTCACTTTGAGGAAGAAGCGGATGCTCAGGGCACACATATTTCTCTTTGATCATATCGATCGGATTGAGAAGGTGAACGACTTTGGTAAAGACCTCGCACTCTTCGGTTTGATCGGGCTGATCATAGACGGCCCGTTTTGCTTTCCAGTGCTTGGGACGATCTTGTGAAACCCATTCCTGAATTTGGTATTTGGTGGGGAGCTCCATGTTCTTGTGAGAGAGGGCAGATTCAGGGATAGTAAACAGATCAAGGGCAGGAAAATATCGCTGTAAGTGAGTGTAATGAGAAAAAGAGGAACGGTCATTGTCTGATAATTCATGCGCACGGCAAGGATCGCGCTGAATTCCCTTCAGAATGGATCTCATCTCATTCCTTCGTAGACTTCTCAACCGGGTCTGCAAGCGCACCATGCGAAAAGGCATTACTATACAGACGGACTAGCTCGCCCTTGCCGATGGAATTCTGTCGAGCGGTATCCTGACTGACCGTATAGTCCAGTGACTGAAATCGGTCACGCAGAACGGTTCGATCCATTCGAGCGAAAATCCAATGCCAACTTTTAGGGTATAAGTTTTCCAACCCCGTCTCCACAATTTCGCCACAAGCCCCTCCATAGGCTCGAATGGCAAAATCGGCTCCGATAGGTGGCGTCGGTTGACCCTGTTCATCATTTGGTCCAAATCCCATGAATTCCCAGTCAGGATGCGTCGTTGGCAATTTAATAAAAGGACGAGCATCAAGTCGCCTCTTCCAGATTTGGAAACAGCATTTTGCAGCCATCGGAGGATCAAAGGAACAGGGCTCTGAAGGAATATCTTCATCCCAGGTCAAGTGAAGGGAGCGGGGCAGTTTATTATGAACACTGATGCGTCGAAAAGTGCGTGGAACAATGAAGGCGATGACATCCGCCCATTGCACAGCGTGTTGAAAGAACTTGATCGCAAGAGAGCAGTTTCGACCAAACGGGGGATTGCCGATCACCAAGATGGGTCCTTCCATGTGGGGTGGGCTATACTCAAAGAAATCCTGCCGAATAATGTCAGGATGTTGTGGGGAAAGATCCATCCCAATGCGCTTTTCACTAGGGATTTGTGTAAGAAAGCTTCCATTGCCTGCGCTGGGCTCAACTACTAACCCCCAGTTAGACCAGTCATAACGATCACCTATATGCTGTATGCATGCTTTTGCAACGGTAGGAATGGTATAGAATTGATCAAGGCCTGCTTCTCGTACCTCGGCGGCCATTGTATTTGATGTCAGATGATATAAACTGATCTTCAAATTTTACGATGAAACGCGTGTACAACATTCATGACAAAAAAGGGTCGTTGTACTAGAATTATCATGGCAGCACAAGGGGGTGTAAATGTCAATCTCCGGAAGTTTGTAATGAAATCGATTCCACAAGATGCTGTTGCAGTGTTTATTGGCCGCCGCCGCACAGGTAAGTCTACTCTCGTCCGTGATTTACTCTTTCATCATCAAGATTTGCCGATGGGATGTGTCATTTCCGGAACCGAAGAGTCAAACGGTTTCTTTAAAAAGATTGTTCCACCGATGTTCATTCATGGAGAGTACAACCCCGTTATTTTGGCGAACTTTGTGAAGCGTCAGAAATTGGTGATGGCACGCATTCAACAAGATGAGGGCAAGGGTATCAAATCAAATATTGATCCCCGTGCCTTCTTAATTTTGGATGATTGTATGTATGATGATTCATGGACCCATGATAAGAACATTCGCTATCTTTTTATGAACGGTCGTTGGTTGAAGGTCTTCTTTATTATTACCATGCAGTTTCCTCTTGGTATTCAGCCTGCACTTCGTACCAATGTCGACTATGTCTTTATTTTACGAGAGCCCTATATGAATAATCGCCGCCGTCTCTTTGAAAATTATGGATCAGCCTTTCCTTCCTTTGAATTTTTCTGCCAAATGATGGATCAGTGTACGCAAAACTACGAATGTTTGGTGATTAACAATAATACACAGAGCAATAAATTGGAGGATACCATCTTCTGGTACAAGGCAGAAGTTCATGGAGAATTTAAGATGGGTGCACCTGAATTATGGCGTCAGTCTGAGATGTTAGCGCGTATCAAAGAGGAGGAAGATATCAACCAGTATGATCCTCGCTCTTCGCAGAGACTGAAAGGCCCTGCGATTAATGTAAATAAGAAATATTAATAGGATGAGTCGATACAGTAAACATCTTTCTGGTATTGTGTTTATGATATTATTGGTTGGAATGATTATATATTTTGCTGTGAATCTACGGTCTTGCGAATCCTTTGTGGATGCAGGTCGTTGTGGCGTAGATTTGCCTCCTTGTTCAGGCAAAGATATACGGTGTATGAATGGATACTGCAAATCGGATATCCCTCCTGTGCTCCCCTATCTATCTGATTTACCCATGACTCCGCCGACGCGTTATTAATAAAACCTCACCCTGTGTTAGAAAATGGCTCACTCTAAATCACTGGGCATTGGTGCAATGCTTATTCTACTTATTCTTGCGGTTACCTTACTACCTATGATTGTTCGCTATGTGAATCGCATGGAACCCCATTTTGTTGCTGGATTTCGCAATTACATGACCCCGATCGACTACGAAGGTAATTCCACTGATCAGGGAGTGACTGATATCCCTGCCATTGGTCGCTCCTCCAAGCTTCCTTCATGGCGCCCCGACCTTAATACCAATTATCTCTGCCGCTCTCCGAACGAAAGCGGCACGCCATGCCCCGAAGGTCAGTTCTGTGATGGAACAACACAGGCATGCGTTCCCGTGTATGCAGGCGGCGACCCCAATAAGAATTGGGTTGGATATTATGCGTAACAAAAAACTCATAATAGTTTCTATTATTTATTTTTTGTATATTTGTATTACTTTGATGGTGTTACCGATGGTGTTGAAGGTGTTACCACCTCGTTCTCTGCCACCTTCTCTACCGAAACCACTGCTTGCTCCACCTTGCGCTGAAATGCCAAATCACCCTGGCCGCCAAACATGGAGTCAAACTGGCCCGACGATGACGATCCTCCCACAGATGCGCCAATTACCTGCTTCGAACCCTTGGTACGCTCCTCGAAGAACTTCTCACGAGAGTCCTCGTTCTCCTTGTACTTCTTCATGAGCGTATTCAGCTGATCATTTGAGTACTCTTGATCCTGAACCTCATGCGGGGAAGGATCCCACGGAGTCCACTTACCAACATCCGCCATAAAGATGTTGTGGTACTTGTCCTTCGACTGGAGCTTCTTCGCCTTGAGCTCCGCCTCCTTCGGATTGCCATAGACGCCGCGTACCTTCACACCGCGAATGGAAGTGCGAAACTCATTCTGCGCATAGAACTCCTCCTCCAGTTTGGTCTTGTGAGAATACAGGAAATCATCATAGGCCTCATTGATCTTTGTCTTGTTAAGATCCGCCTTGCTCTTCTGCACAAAGGAACCATACGAAGTCATGATATCATCCACACGCAGGCGATTCTTACGGCAAATGGCAGCAGCCTCAAATTGATCCTTCTTCTCAAGTTCCGCGGCATGCTCGTTCAACTCCTCATTTACATGGGTTACGGTGTCCACTAGAAACTTCTCCAAGTTCTTAATCTTCCAGTCGACCTCATAGGCATGGAGGAAACGCTTGAAAAAGAAGAGCTCCTTCTTATCGAGCACTTTCTCCGGACTCAGAAAACTGAGGAGCACATAGCGCTGGCCTGGAATCTCGGTGTCTTCATCTAGAAAATCTTCCAATACGGTGTCGGGCTTATTGGTGTCACTCATCTCTATGTTTCTCTGCGTTGCCATGCTTTAAACTCATTACCCTGGTATAAATCTTCAAAGTTCAAATGAGTTTTTTTCTTGAGACTGAATATAGAAACATGATGGGCTACGGATTTGCTGAAATTGTTAACCGCGTTATTAAGTATCTGATCGAGGGTCTTGTGATTGCCGCCGCGGCCATCTTTATCCCCAAGAAGGCCCTCCCGATGGATGAGGTCGCCACCCTCGCCGTTCTTGCCGCCGTTGTGTTTGCCATCCTTGATGCTGTGAGCCCGAGCGTGGGCGTTACGGCCCGTCAGGGTGCTGGCTTTGGTCTGGGTGCTAACCTTGTCGGCTTCCCTGCCCGCATGTAATTACCACTTTGTCGTGTAGTATCAGTTTTATAATATAACATAAGAGATAAGATATCTATTTTTTATGGTATTGCCGCATAAACTTCAGAAATTCTACTTCACACAGAGGAATATCCGTTAGATCTCTTCGATCAATAATCCCCCGAATATCCGAATGAATCTTACAGGTTTTTGTTCGCACCAGAGTCAAGGACAAATCGCGCCGACCCACGAGCAAGGGGGTCGCCAGAAAAGTAGCCAGCTGACCATAATGAAGTTTGGTGTTCGGCCCATAATATTTCACTTGAACGATGTGCTGAAAACATTCATCGATTAAATCAATTCCTTTATCTGTCAAAGGGAACCCAGCATTTTGTTTATGGCTCAGAGGAAGATCCTGATAGACATAAAAGGGACGGTTGTGCTGTTTGGTTAAATGAATTGCGGCATAATATTCAAAGAGAGTAGGTCGATGTGTCATACGGACCATCTGATCCTTCAAATAACGGAGATGAGAATGCATGGTACAAAATGTATATGATATTGAATGATATCAATTTTATAGCAAATTATAATTTCTCGAACATCGAAAACATTTTAAGACCCTCGTGAAAAAGACGGACATCTGCCAAAATCTTTTTCGCGAGCGCCTTCGTATTTTTGTTGCGATAGGATGAAAAAACCCAAACATTTGCATTATATTGTTTCCAGTGCTGATACTGTTTGTAATCCGATCCAATTGTCATGTAAATGCTATATAGTTCTTTCTTGTACGCTTTGTGTGTGTCGTCCATTGGAGGCCGTGAAACAGAGGGTTCACATGGTGTCTCAATCATTTCAAAAGAATCCTCAAAAATGAGCCCCATCCATTTTAGCATGCGATCCATTTGTAATTGATCGAGTTCGCGCTCATCATCGATATCCGACCGAACCAGCGTCGGGGTGGGCCGGTTTCCTCCTGAAAAATAAGAGGTGTAGATACCCGTTAGGCTCGAGGCCATAATCGGTGCAATATTATTTACTACCAAATGGTACATGAATTCGGAGGCCACCGTTGCCATTTGTTGTAGGAGGGAATTATATTGTAGACCCTATTATTTTTCTAACACTATTTTCAAATTTTAACAATTTTGAAAATTTTAGTTGTAATTTGTATTATCACATTACTCATAATTCACATTTGTACCGTCAACAAGTTCTTATATAGCCCCATTTCATATCAGAACAGATCTGTTCCCATGTCTTATCCTGCAAATACAGCTTATCGCGATTTTTAAGCAACGGAAAGCATGCCAGATACTCATCCATCTCCAGCAATTCACAAAACTTATAGAGTACATAGCCATATGACAAAAAGTTGCGCCGACCCTTCGGGCAATGCTTCTTAAACGACGGTTGAATTTCCCGAAACATATGGCGCAGTTTCTCTTCGTCTTCGCGTGACATGAACGGCGCATTTTGTCCATTGAGCCGATTAATAATATGAGGAATGTGTTCATAATATTTCGAGCATTTCATCTTTCGAAGAATTTCACGCAACTTCGTGGGCTTGAGAGAACTCATGTTGGTGATGCGTTCTTTTTTGAGTTGAATCAAGATCTCATCGTAAATATCGGCAGGAATTTCAGTACTTTCCTTGGCCTGAAACTGGGCCAGCCATTCATTAAAATGATTAATTTTCTTATAAGCATAATAACAAATCTCTCGAGGGGGGTCCTTGTAGGATGGCTTATCGCTGTCGACCAAAATGAATTCCTGGTGTCCGCATTTTGCACATGTAAGATTGGCCTCATTTAAACACATATTCATCTCATTTCCGCAACGCTCACATAAAGTCCAAGGATCATCATATTCATCCTGGTTGTTTCGACCCATGGCAGGATCCTCCAAATGCAAATATTCGTTGAGAAGCTGATGACGCTGAAAGCTCTTTTTCTCATTGGATGGGACAGGTTCTGAACCGTTGTTGCTGGAATCCAGCCGAAATGAACAGAGTGTATCCTCAATATCATCCGTTTTCTCTTGAGCAACTTCCTCTAAAATGGCTAAAATAGATCCAGGTTTTGCCTTATTGGAGGTAAATGTTGCAGTACCTGACTGAATTTGATCTTGAATATCGTAATAATTGTACAGAATATCACCTGTTCGAAGATAATAATCCATTACCTCCGTTCCATTTTCAATGGACTGAATCCGCTTCTCTAACAATTCCGCATCACGCTCCCATCTCCAACTTTCCATATCAGAGGTCGCCTCTTTGATTTTCTTTTGAAGGCGAGCCAAATCTTCTTTATACTGTGTGATGTTTTCTCGCTCTTCCATCATGGTCTGAATCTTTTGGTTATGAATAGCATCAAGCGTGGTGCGAGCTTCTGGATTACTTCGCTTTGAACTCTTTACTTTAAAAAACGCACTGTCACTCATCAGTGTACTTATACGGTATGTGCGGGATGGTTTTAAACCCCTCCTATTATGAATGGATGATTGTATTTGAACTGCGTTTGGAACCTATGAAAAAAGCGTACGGTATGAGTTTATGATCCATAAAACAGATATTCAATCGTAATGGGTTCAGAGGGTTCATGTTGATAAACATGGGTGCGCTCAACAACATGCTGCATACGCCGATCAAATTCAGTTTCTTCTAGATGGAGGATTCCTGCACGAGTATAACGAAAAGGCGAAGGATGCTTACGATTTCCCTCTTTGTATTGATCGGGATTCATTCGAAGAAAGACAATCTTTCGAAATCCAATATCCTCATATAATTCTATCATGCGTCTCTCTTCACATGTATAATTTACATGCCGATTCTCATCAATTTCAATTACAAGACAATGCGATCCAAAATCAATGAAGACATCAGGTCGGCATCGCGAACACCCCCCTTCTACGATTTTATCAAATCGCATAGTAAATGTATCTTGAAAGTGTTTTTTAAGATAGTCAACAACATGGTGCTCTTTTAACTTATATTTTCGAGGGATTATTGCATCTGGATGTAATACACAGTAGCATCGAAAACAGTAGGGTTTCCATTGGGATCCAATGATAGAAATGGCTTTGCAATATTGACAGGCATTGGATGGGGTACAAGTGATGCATGCAGATGTTCGCTTATCATGCATACAAGTTCGGTTCCCATGACAGTCTATACATTGGTATTGTAGTTTGCTGTGTTCGCATACATTTTTTCCATGACATGTTATACAATTATGTTTATTATTACCATGAATACATATTTCAGAACCACCACATTCAGAACAACGGCTTTTTCGTAGTTGGTGGGGGCATATTTGAGATCCAATACATTCTACACAGATTTCTTTTCGCCGCCGATGAGGGCACATTTCAGAACCACTGCATTCAGCACATCTACTTTTTATTTTTTGATGGGGGCAGACACTTCCACCTTTACATTCTGCACAACGACTTCTGCGTTTATCATGGATACAGATGGATACGCCGCTACATTCTTTACATTGTTGTTTAATTCGATTATGTTCACATATACCTTTTCCATCACAATCTTTACATATGTATGTGTGCTTTCCATGAATACATATACAAGAACCCTTACATTCTTTACATTGAAATGAATATTTACCATGTTCGCATTTTTTACGTATATACTTTGGTTTTTCTTCTGCCATTATGATTCTATTTGTTATCATTCAAATGGATCAATTTTATCCTGTTGATTTTCTTATATATACATACATAGTATTATCATGTTTACTTAATAAAATGGAAAATCGTTAAAACTGAAACACCCCGGCCAAATTTTTAAAAAGTGTGTTTTCCCAAAATTATTTTGTATTGTATAAGTATAAAAAAAAGATGACCGGAGGTGGTTTGATGCAACTTGTCGCTTACGGCGCCCAGGACGTTTACCTGACTGGCAACCCGCAGATCACTTTCTTTAAGGTGGTGTACCGCCGCCACACCAACTTTGCCATGGAGTCGATCGAGAACCCGTTTAACGGCGCCCCGAACTTCGGCAAGAAGGTCACCTGCACGATTCAGCGCAACGGTGATCTCATTCACCGCATGTACCTCCAGGCTACCCTGCCTCAGGTCGCCCTCCAGCCATCCGACGGTTCTGGCGCTCAGTTCCGTTGGCTCAACTGGATCGGTCACAACATCATCGATTATGTTGAGGTTGAGATCGGTGGTCAGCGTATTGACAAGCAGTACGGTGACTGGCTCCACATTTGGAACGAGCTCACTCAGGAGGCTGGCAAGCAGGCCGGTTATGCCAAGATGGTCGGCAACGTGCCCGAGCTCACGAACCTCCTGTACCAGGGTGGCTCGACTTGCGACAACGACTGCTATGGCGGTGAGCCCCTCACCTCGGAGGTCATCACCTCGTGCTCGCCGATGTACACCCTGTACATCCCGCTGCAGTTCTGGTTCTGCCGCAACCCAGGTCTTGCTCTGCCGCTGATCGCCCTCCAGTACCACGAGGTCCGCATCAACCTCGAGTTCAACACCCTCAACAATGTCTGCTGGGATTACTCGAACTCCTCGGACCCCCACGCGATCCGCAACCGCGTCGGCCAGTGCGGTCTTGCCGCCGCCTCGCTCTATGTCGACTACATCTACCTCGACACGGACGAGCGCCGCAAGTTCGCCCAGGTCTCGCACGAGTACCTCATCGATGTCCTCCAGTTCACTGGTGGCGAGTCGATCACCTCCTCGGCCAACAAGCTCAAGCTCAACTTTAACCACCCATGCAAGGAGCTCATCTGGGTCGTTCAGCGTGACTCGTTCGTGTCGTGCGACGACAACATCATCAACCCATGGAAGGGTCAGCAGCCGTTCAACTACTCGGACTGGTGGGACCGCTGCGTGCTCGAGTCGGGTTACTCCGTCACTCGTGTCGAGGGTATGGCCGGCAAGAACCCGACCATCACGGGTCTCCTCCAGCTCAACGGCCACGACCGCTTCTCGGTTCGCGACGGCAACTACTTCAACTGGGTCCAGCCGTACCAGCACCACACCAACATCCCAGCGGTCGGCATCAACGTGTACTCGTTCGCTCTCCAGCCAGAGCAGCACCAACCCTCGGGCACATGCAACTTGTCGCGTATTGACAACACCACGCTGCTGTTGACTGTCTCGAACAACGCCGTCGGCACTAACCTGTCCTCGACTGTTCGCGTCTATGCCACCAACTACAACGTTCTTCGTATTATGTCGGGCATTAACTTCGTACTAAACGCTTGCGCTGCGTTACTGTGCGGATTTGCATTAGCAAATCACCTGTGCTCAAGAGCTAGCTGCCCTGCCAACAAGCAGGGACAAACAGTATGACTAGCTAGTGGTTTTGGAGAGATCCAAGACTGCAAGATGACCTGGTTGCGGGAAACCCCTTACAACCTTTGCTACTACTCTTTTTTGGAAACATCTAAGAGAATCCAGGGTAATGACCTCGGACACAGTAAAAACGCAAAGGATTGGGCAATCCGCAGGCGAGTTCCTAACGCCGCTATGATAGGCAATGGAACCGTTTCAGAGACTGCAAAGGCATCGGTAATCAATGAAGGTCTAATCAACCTGAGATTGCCTAAGGTACAGTCCAGCCTCCTTGGAAACATGGAGGGAATGATCACTTGGGGTGGTCTTGCTTATAGCAACTAAGCACTTTTGCTTGGTTATTGTATTACATTTTGTATTACAATTGAAAAATTAATAAAAATCAATATATTTTTTAATTCCGATGATCGGTACATAAAAAATATATAGGAAGTACATAACAACATCGCTTTCTTGGCCGAGAAAGCGAATATATCGTTACAACATGTGTGGCGGTGAGATAAAGTATGCATTTTAAAAGCAAACCTCGTTTTCGTATCCGGAAAGCGAAAACAAGTATAAAGACCTAATACTATCTATATTTAGGAACAGTATGTCAGAACTCAATATTATAGAACTGATTGAAAATCACCCGATTTCTAAGCTTACACATACATATAATGTAAAATTATTGGATAAAATCAAAACAAGCTTCTCAGATACGGAGCAGCAGTTATTCATTGGAAGTTTTTATTGTTATTTGAATTATGATACAAAGAAGGATTTTATAGTCGATTTGGATAATGTATGGAAATGGTTGGGGTTTAATAAGAAATATAATGCAAGTATCGTACTAAATAAGCAATTTATAGAGAAGATTGATTATATTAATCTCGCTCCTGCGCCTTCAGGAGCGAGATCTGATGATGAAAAATGGGGCGGTCAAAATATCAAAAAAATCATGATGACCATCAAATGCTTTAAATCATTATGTCTCAAAGCGCAAACTAAGAAGGCGTCTGAAATTCACGAGTATTATATGAAGATGGAAGAAGTATTGCATGAAGTCATAGAAGAAGAAGGGACAGAACTGAAACAAAAAATGGAGGAGCAAAAACGTCTATTGGATCAAAAAACAGAGGAACTACGCATTACTCCTGAACTTGAAAAACATCGTATTCTTCTGAAAGAATATGGACACATCACAGGATCTCTTGTTTATATTGTTCGAATCAAGCAATGCGACCATGGAAAATACATTATTAAAATTGGCGAATCGCGAAAGGGAATTAAGAACCGTTTCAGTGAATTCAAACAAAAATATGGAAATCAAGTCTTGATTTTAGAATGCTTTCCAGTTCATGATTCAGCTGGATTTGAAAAATACCTTCATCACCATTCTGAAATCCATCCTCATCAAGTGAAGAATCTGGAGGGACATGAAAAAGAACATGAATTATTTTTGATGGGTGGAGAGCTAACTTATCAACGTCTTCTTCAGATTATTGAGACAGGTATGATTTCTTTTAATAATCCAGTTTTAGAAAATGAACGCCTGAAACTCGAGAATGAACAGTTGCGTGCGGGGACACAATCATCCCTACACCTGTCTACACATGATACCACACTCCTTCAATTGCTTCTTCAAAAAGTTCAGACTCTAGAAACTAACAACAAAGAAATCCTATCCAGACTCAACGCAATGCAAACCAAAACGGTAACAGCATGCTCTCAACCAGATCCGCATCTTGGTCCTCGCCTTCAGAAGATTCACCCAGAAACGCTACAAATTCTTCATGTCTATGAATCGGTAACTGAATGTATGAAGGAAGATCATGCAATGAAACGACCAAGCATTAATAAAGCCGTTCGAGAAAATACAGTATATCGTGGATTTCGTTGGCAATTGGTAAATCGCGAACTTGATCCACATGCTATTCAGACTCTTGAACCTACTAAAGTTACAAAAGTTCAAAAGAATGGATATGTTGCAAAAGTGAATCAGGAACAAACAGAGATTCTTCATGTATATCTCGATCGTAAAACTGCAGCACAGTGTAACCAGTATCCCTCCATCGCATCCTTAGACAATGCTGTGAAGAATCATACCATAAAAGATGGATATTATTACCAGCTCTATGAGGAATGCGATGCTTTACTAAAGAATCAATTTCAAGCACGACATGGAACAATACTACTCTATCATGACGGAATTGGGCAATATGATGCAAATCATACTCTTCTCACAGAATTTGCAAGTAAATTCGATTGTACCGCACGAGCAGGGATTAGCCAAAAGTCCCTCGCAAAAGTCTTAGATAAACCCATTCCATATAAAGAATATTATTTCAAGAGTCTTGGTGAGAAACTTTTTTTGTAACCCCAAACGCACCAAAAATTGACCGGCCCCGCATCTTATCTTCTACGGCATATACAAGAATGTCCTGTCAGGCCCCCATCCAGCAAGGCGCAAGAAAAGGCGAACTCTGTGGTAAAAACACAACCGAGCAATACTGTTCCAAGCACAAACGCCAGGCCATCATGGATAAAGCCGAGAAGGAAAACATCAAGTACTGTGATATTGCACGCGGCTGCTATACCGTTCTAGAAGATCACCAAGCAAAATGCGCGCATTGCCTTCATAAGGCCCGAATCAATGACCGAAAAGCAAATGATAAGAAACGACAGGATCCGAATCTCTGTTTAGACTGTGGTCGAACATTAACAGAGGAGATACGAGCGAAAGGAAAGCATGAGAAACATCTTCGAAGATGCGTTCCATGTTATACAAAGTTACAAGAACAAGAAAGCAAACGACCCAAAAGAGAGCGAAACTACAAAGCAGAGGCATGTACCAATAAACATGTCATCTGGAATCATTATGTCAAAGGAGCCAAGAAGCGCGGCATTGATTTCTTACTTTCTAAAACTCTCTTTCAAGAATTGATTGTCAAACCGTGCTTCTACTGTAATCATCAAAAGGCTGGTGAAGTCAATGGACTCGATCGCATCGATAATCAAAAAGGATACATCGAAGAAAATGTGGTCCCCTGCTGCGAAACCTGTAATGTGCTAAAAGGTTCGCAGCACCCGCAAGAATTCATTGATAAGATGCAAGCCATTCATTTGTATCAAACCATACAACAACCCATTTCTCCTGAATTACTGGAAAAATGGGTCACCTATCCGTCTAAAACGATTCCATCCTATAAAGCCTATTCAAAGAGCGCAAATTCGCGCAATATCTCCTTTGAACTATCGGAAATAGAATTTTCAGAAATTGTCAAACAACCATGTTATCTCTGCGGTCAAATAGGAAATAATGGAATTGATCGCCAGGATAATGTAAAGGGATATTTGCTCGAAAATTGTAAGCCATGTTGCGGACATTGTAACCTGATGAAAAGAGATCGAATCTACGAGTCGATTCTGTTCTGCGCATCGCGTATGAACTATGCCGAATTAACGACTTTCATCTCTTCTAAACAAATTCCGATTCGAACATCAAAGTTCGAGGCACGAATCAAAGTAGAACATCCTGAAACACAAGAAACATTCTCTTTGGAATATAAGCCTCTAAACGAAATCATTATTCCGCAAGAACCTATTCCACTGGAGATTCAACAACGATTACAAAAGAAAGAGATAGCACCCAAGCAATGGAAAACCAAACAGATCAATGAATTTATCCAGAGTCACCGAGAAAATGAATACAAAGCGTACTGTGAGCAGAATAATGACATGTCAAACTTTCCCGATTGGGAGAAAGACTGGATGGCCTTTGTTGGATCCGTCAAAGGCAATAAAGAAGCGGAGCCGGTTATTAAGGCATTTGTCGAAAATCTGAGACGAATTCGTCACAATCAGTTATGTGCAAAGGACATTGTAGAGAAAGAAGACCGAGAGATCTGGCCTGCGATTACGGTAGCAAAAGCATTTCTGGAGGGAAAGTTGGAGAAATTTAAGGCGCACACCGAGGCGCACACAGGAGAAAATGCAAATGATCCAAAATGGATGAAGCGATGGTCTGCCTTTGTAGAGTCTTTGGAGCAGAATCGTGATCACCGTCAAGAATTAAAAAACCAGTGTAGCAAATTCATGGCCGCGCAACGAATCAAGAAATATCGCCATTCTATATGACACACGGAAGACTTGATTCTCTATTATATTTTTAATTCAGGTCATCAGTAAAAAAGATGTATCGCGTCTACATAATAAAAAGTAATAATGTGTAATCAAGAAGCCAGATATTCCGAAAATAATAAGATACGGTTATATTTTTATATATGCTGAATATAAAATATATAGTATAAATATAAATATGGCAGCAGAAGCGGGACCAATTCCTGAGAATCTTCGTGTAGCGATCATAAATGCTAGCGCAGCAACGAGTGCGATACGGGCATTAATAGAAACAACACAAGCGGATGTCAAGACTGCTATACTACCAAAGGAAGAATTTACTGAAATTAATAATATTATGAGAGATCAAATCTCCCGTTTAATTTCTGGTTCATCCCAGCTAGAACAAACTATAAAAAGGGAAGGGGAGAGCATGCTTCCCGACTTTATACGTAGAGAAATTTTGAGTATTCTGTTTTCTTATACTGTAGTAAATGGGTCATTAGATCAGTTAGAAAACGACGTGGACCAAGGGGGGGAGTATGTGAATAAGAGGGATCTAAATAGTGCATACATTGGATTGGTGGCAACGCTGATGGAAATGGAAAGACAGTGGAATGTTGTCCTTACAGAGATCGAGGCGACGAGGGCGGGGCAAGCTGTGAATCATCGTGGAGGTTATCGTAAGCGAAAGCAACGAACACAACGCAAGCAACGCAAGCAACGCAAACAAAAGCATTGTAAGACACAGCGCAAGACGCAGCGCAAACGCAAATAAAATTAATAGGTTAAGAGTCTTGGAGAGAAACGGTTTTTATAAAATATCGCCAATCTACATAGAAAATGAGCGCTAACCGACAAGATGACAAATGGAAATTTATTGGAGAAGTTGTTACAGTAGATTATCGCGAATATCATTCAAAGGCAACACGTATGACAACCAAGAATCGTATAAAAGGAATCCATGAAAGTTTTGTAGATCTTCTTCAATTTGTATGGGGCCGCGATCAAGAACAAATTAAACAATATATCGAGAAACGGAAACCAGAGGATGAGAAATTACAGAAAGTCCAGAATAAAGTGAAACCAGAAATTAAAAAGATGTTAGACATCGAGCCAATCCCTGCCAGTAGCTTTACGGCTGGAACAAACATACTGGGAGACTCCGATCTTGATTTTAATATTCCTGTTCCTGATATGGATCTACGAAAACTACTTATTTTGGCAACAAAATGCGGTAATTATGGGTACGAGTTTGCAGACATTCGAAATGAGGGACAGCCAGGTGTGAACTATGTTTTTTCTAAGTTTGTAGATGGCGTTGAAATTGAAGTGAAACTTAATCATGCAGTCCCTTATATGGAAGTAATGGATAAAGTACATCATTATTTGGATCATAAGATGCCAAAGGAGCATAAACAAACCATTGCATGGATCAAGCAACATTTTAAGGATTTAACAAAGAAACGAGCAAATACAGAAGAAGCAAAGGCAGCAGTAGAACTCGCCAAAAAGCAGTATAAGGAATTCAAAGCGCTCTATTACGAACATGCGCTGTATCCGATGGGACTCCATGAAATGATGTATCCTCTCAAATAAATCATTAGAGCTGAAAATGCGATATCAAATAAGTATCATTTAAATTCTTATTTGATAGTAAAATGATAGAAAGCCTACTTTCCATCTCTCAATTTGAGAAACTTATGAATTCAAAACTGAACGAATCATTTGGAGAATGCATCAGGGATTTTAGGGGAGAGAAATATTGTGTATCTGAACAAATTATTAAAGAATCCAAAGCGGATAAAAGAACAACAAAAATATTTTTAATATATGAAGGTGATACTGTTATATTTATGGCTCGTTTGTTGTGCGGTTCTACATGTGAAATTAATATGGTATATACCAATCCGTTATATAGAGGTCAAGGGTATTGTGTAAATGGTTTGCGCAAACTGGTTAAGAAAACCAAAAAGCCCATTTATCTTGGTGTAAGGAAAAAGAATAAACCCGCCATAGGTTGTTATGAAAAGGTAGGATTCGTATTTAGTAGAGTAGAAAATGGAGACAATATCATGATTTACAAAAGAGCGATGACAAGAAAGAATAAAAATAAGTGAATGGTGCATTTATTACCTTTTAGAAACGCGCTTACGAGTATATCCACCAGAAACGGATCGCATTTGTTTTTTTAAAAGTGAATGTGTCCGCTTGGCATTGCGCAATCTATTCTCGATCGCATCCATTGCTCCCTGGTAGGTTGCAATTAATTCATCTTTTCGCGTACATGCGGCCTCATTGGAAGCAGAACATAACCCTTGAAGTGATTCAATTTGTCTCTTATGTTCTTCCAGTGACTGTTGATTTTCAATGAGTTGGCGTTCCAGATCACGATATTCATTTTGTCGCCGCTTTTTGATGTAGGATGGAGTATAGATATGTCGCATACCCGGCTTTCTCTGCATTTCTGCTTCTCCAATATGATTCTTTAGGGTTTGTGCGATTCGTTTTGATCGTAACATTTTTTTCGCTTCTTCTACCGCGATCCGTTGCGATTCATATTTGCGATACAATTCATTTGTATTTCTTTCTTTTTGTTTTAGCTCTATGGCTTGTAATTCATCATGGGCCTTCCGTTTTTCAAATGCCGCTTCATTTGTCATGTATTCATTTTGTGCTTTTTCGAATGCAGCAAGTATTTCATTTAATTTCTTTTGTTCCTTATATAATTCTTCTTTTTCTTTTGCTTCCTCTTTAGAAATGGTAGATAAAACAGATTCAATACTATTGCGTAAGACATGGGGTGTATTATTATTCTTACGAGTAAATAATTTGTTAGTCACTGGGTTGTTACGACATACAAAATTATAGTATACTCCTGGCTTGCTTTTACATAAATCTTTTTGTGTTGTACGAAAATGATCATTGATATCATTCAATATATCATGAAATGAAGTAATATCTTTATCCGTCAGATCATCTATGTAATTCAATACATCCTCGGGAAGAGGGTATGCACTATGTTCGTATAAATCACCGATGTATTTGTAAATGTCTTTTAACTTCCCTTTTTCTACTGCTTTAAATCGTAATCTCTCCATTTGATGATCAACTGGCTTGCATCGTTTCCTCGAATCATGTAAAAAAGGATCAATATCAATGATACCTGAACCAAAAGAAAGGCACGAATCGAAAGGCTTTTTAGCCGGAAAACAGCTCAATGGATATAATATGAAATTGGGACACATTTGTCCAGGGGTATAAATGGCAACATTTCCAAATGCGTTGTATATTTCAGCATGATGTTGATTAGGATCTTTTAGAATGGCAGGAGACAGCTCACACAATTTGTTGGTAAGCTCACTGTGTTCATAACTGTATGCGCCGGCTTTTACTTTTACGACAATGATGCAATGGTTTGGAACTCTAAATGTGGTATCTCCTTCTGATCCATGTCCGCGAATGAGATAGGCCTTTGTAGCAGGTGTCGCCACAAATGGTTCCTTTTTAATAGACGGTGACTCCAAACTCATATCCTTCCTATTATTCTATTATATTTCATGTTGGAATAATAAATTTGACAAACATGTATATCGTATATAGCGTATAACAATGTCAGATACATATCCGATTGGCACAAAAGTAATGACATTTGATTGGTCATTACTTAGAAAAAGTATGGGAACATATGGTGTTGTTGCTGGATATCGTCCTGATGAAAAGAAGTACATGCTTATCCCAGCAAGAGCATCGAAAGAGATGAGGATTGTTGGAGGGACAGAATGTAAAATAGCAGATGCCGGCTTTCCAAACAATGCTACGACAAAAGCGATCTATGAATCATTAGGTGTGCCAGAGTGAATATGTGTAAAATTGAAAATAGGGATCGATCTATCATATAATAAGAATGGAAGTACGCAGTGAAGTACACCAAGAGATAGCAAAAAAAGAGTGCATTATTTGTTTAGATGAGGCAGAGATAGAATGGAGAGAATTGGAGTGTCAGCATGGTTATCATAAGCAGTGCATAGAGAATTGGATCATTATTAATGCACGATGTCCTTTGTGTATGAAAGATATTAATGAGAAGATTGAGAGGCCTATCAATGCAAATGTGATCGATGAGATGTACAATAAGGCTACGATTCGATTTGTTATCTTTATGTGTTTTATCTTTGCTGTAATTATTGTAATGGTGTTATGTAGTTCATAATATATTATAAAATTGATGTAATCATATCATAATTATAATATACAACCATGCAGCAGATGAAAGAAATCGTTTCCAAATATGTCTATCGATTTGTTTCATCAGAGATTGTTCGCCCTACACTTGGAAGATGGAATGTTCAACATAATACTGAAATTATTCACTTCAAAGTAGATCAAGCAAATACAGATCATTCATGCTGCACTCTACACGATTTTCAAAAACAAAATGATGAAAAGGATGAAAAAGATGACCTGCTTCACTATTATTTATAATAGTTAAATGATAATATGTAGTTCATAGTGTAAAAACACACTATTTTTATTTTATTGCAAACTATAATATAAAACATGTTACAATATATTTTGTATTAGATATAAGTAGTTTGACAGTCACTTTATAATTGTCTAAGTAATTACTATAAAGATAGTGCATGTACAATAAAAGGATGTATTAAAACGAAATGTAGAATTTAAAGGATCTTCCTCCTATCTTACATAGAATGCGTACTCTATTTCTTCTTCTATCGCTATTTGCTCTCATCCAAGCTCAAGAATGCAAAGTTACACAAGTACCTGCCACACTAACGCCCCTGTATACGACTGCAGTCGAGAATGGATGTGTCAGCTTTAGCGTCAGCGCAGGAACAGGATGCGCGTGGATGTGTAACTATTGCGCCAATCAGCTCGGCCCCAATTACTATTTTACGAATCAAGTCTGTACCTACCAGGGAACGGGTTGTGTAGGAAATCCACAGGCGGGTATAATGTATACATGCTGCTCTACATAAATCAATCATTGTTCTTATTTGAATCATTTACAAATCATTCAAATAGGAACTTCTCTACGCTGTAATTGAACCAGCAACCTGAGGATACTCATTTAAATTAACTTTTCGCAGTAAATTAAACTGGTATGAGATCAGACGGACGTTGTAAAACTAAAATATGAATAGGTCGGATAACTTGGATCACTTGTATTTGAATTATCTGTTAATGTGATATAACAGTTATCATATTGTGTTCCTGATGATAAACCATATATTGTCATTTCTGTATTCGATATTTGTGAAGAACTACTAAATGAGCCATAATTTGTATATAGTGTTCCTCCTGATACATTAGCTGGACTAAATGCAGTATATTGTGAATAGGGAATTGTTACAGAATCCGTTCCAGTAGATATTCCTGATGCATTGACATCTGGAGCTGGATAGCTTGGTGGCGGTGGAGGACTTTGTGTTGTAAAATCAAATGTATTACTGGGGGAGCTAAAGTCCGTTCCCATTGCAGTTCCTAATATGATAGAACAATTATTATATGTTGTTCCCGATGATAAACCGGTTACAGTCATCGAAGAATTGATTATAGATGATGCAATAATTGATTGAGCTCCATTATTTATAATTAATATGCTATACAGGGCTTCTGCAAAAAATTCATTAAATGTATAATTGATTGTCACATCATTTGTTCCAGTACTAATATTAGCTGTATCGACATAGGGAGCTTCTGGTGTAGGACTACTATTGGTATAAAAATCAAAATTATTGCTATTAGAGCTTGTTGATGATCCATTGCCTAATATAATATAGCTATTATTGTAAGTGGTATTAGGTGATAATCCAAATACAATCATACTGGTATTACTTATAAATGTAGGACGAAATTGCGTTGTATTCAAATATACTGAGCTATTGGCAGTTGTTGGTGTAAATGAAGTAAATTGATCATAAGTTATTATAACATAATTAACATCTGAATTTGCGCTTGTTACATTAGGAGCAGCTGGTGGTGGAGGGCTTGTTGTTGAAAAACCGAATGAACTACTTGGATTGCTTGTATTTATTCCATCTGACACAGTGATATAACAATTATCATAACTTGTTCCTGATGATAATCCATCTATTATCATTTGATTACTCCAATTTTGTGATGAAGGAGTACCAAATGGGCTTCCATTATAGTAAAATACTCCAGATGATGGAGAAAATATTGTGTAGGTATTATAGCTAATTGTTACACTTGTCTCTCCAGATGATGTAGAAATTTGAGTTGGAGGAGGATATCCTATATCAATTGTAAATGTGTTGCTGGGAAGTGTTACCGTATTATTACTTGTATTAATTAAGTATATATAACAATTATAATATGTACCTGAACCAGATGGTGAAAAATTGGATGAAGTAGCTGATGCTCCTGGTTCACTTGAATATGGAAAATTGCTTAAACTTGGTACATAAATAGATCCTGAAGATACATCAAAACTGAAATTAGACATATTTAAATATGAAATGGTTATGGGATTTGGATTTGGTATTGGATTTTGCCCTGCATCAATAATAGGAATTGCTGAAAAATTAAATGGCGTCGTTGCATTGGTATTTGCATTATTATCTCCATATAATTTAATTGTATAGTCTGTGTAGTAATTGACAGATATACCAGAGATTACCAATGAAATATTATCCGCACTCACAAAAGTTCCTATTGCACTATTACTACTATCAAATAATTCTCCTGATGTTGGTGTAAATGCAGTATATTGTGAATACCTAAATGTTATTGTAACTGTAGTTGTACTACTGTTATATATACCTGACACATCTGCTCGCGTTCGCGGTGGATCATTTATTATGATCATTGTTGGTGCAACAGACGGAGATACTTTGGTAGTAAATGATTGTCCACTTCCTGTGTTTGAAAAATTACTACCACCATCTGTTAATGCAATTTTAATATTAGTATATGTTGTATTAGAAGTTAGACCCGTTATTGTGACATTATATAAATTTGGAGATGAAGTTGTTACAGATGAACTAAACTGTTGTGTTGGATTACTACCAAGATTACCAATTACATATGATGCGCTTGGTGCCCAGGTAAATCCAGCATCTACAGTATATGATGCCGATGTATCTGTAAAAGAGATAAGGCTAATTGTACCTAAATTGCCTGTGGGAGGAGATGTAATAAATGTACTTACCGCGGCTGGTTGACTTTGAATACCACCACTACCCGTTAATACTAAATTTAAGTCATTATATGTAGTACCAGGTTCTAAATATTGTATCGTAACAGATGTTGTGCTTATCACTGGATTTACAGATATATTCCCACGTGTACCACTTGTTACAATTCCACCAGTTGGATCAGATTGATTGCCAAAAGTATATGGACTAAAATTTAGCTCGGCGGTTGTCCAGGATATATTAGATATCTGTTGCATAATGGGCACTGGTTGAAGAGTTGTAAAGGATGCTAAATCCGATGCAGAGGATGTATTATAGGGACTCTTAGAAAATGCAATGGTATAATCATCATATGTTATACCTGGAGATAATCCCTCTACAATAACGGAAGTATTCGTTAGACTACCTGCCTGTATACTAAGAGTGGTTGTTCCATTTGTAATGGTGCATGTAGCACTCGTTAAATCATATCCAATTGTTGAAAAATTATCATAGTTTATTTGTATTCCTGTAGTGGTTGTATTAGAATAATTAATACCTGTTGGGCCAGCTGGATAGATATACACAGGAGATGTTGTACCTGATAGAGCGGAATATTGATTTTGAGAGAGCTTTACTAATTCTAATATAAATGAGTATGAATTTGAACCAATCAATGGTGAACCATTGTATGTTGTGATGGGTATGATTGAATTTACTGGAATGGCTCCACGTATTTTTGTAGTCTGTTCGATACCGTTAATAATAACGGTTAATACATAACTTGTTTCATTAAATGGACTATAGGAAGGAAGAGTAATAGATATCGTACCTGTGGTTCCAATAGTGGTTTCTACAGTTGGAGTAGTTGGCGCAGCATATGGAGCATAGATAGATGGGGTTGATAATGGAGGAAGTCCATCGCCGGCTGCATTTACACCAATCACGGATATGTCATATAGATCACCAGGTGTCAAACCATTAACACCACCAACTGGAAATGAATAGACTCTAGGAGTAGTAATACCTGTAACAGTAACAATTGATCCACTAATGGGTGTAGCGGTTATTGTATAGGATGTTGGAGTTCCACCTGTAGCAGGGGCATCCCATGTAACATTCGTACCCGTTGTTCCATATGCTAATTGAATATTATTAATAGGGCTAACTCTTGTTGTAAATTGAAACGGATTTGAATATACACTAGTATATGTACCGTTAGAAACAGTTATAACAACCTCATATGGCGTACTTTGTAGTAACCCCGTTATGGTAAATGTATCACTTCCAGGCGTATAGGGGGCGACAGATAATTCTGCATATTGTGGGCTACTTGCATTGTTATATGCCTTGACTTGTGTGATGGGTCCTATAAATCCAGAATAGGATCCGATCGCACATGTTGCGGTTGTATCTGTTGTTGAGCTTACTGTAACGCCAAATGGGGGAGTCGATCGAGTTATAATGGTAAAAGGGGCGCTTGGATCTGATCTTACCCCTGTTTGATTTGTTAGTGTCATTGTACAACCATTATATGTCGTTCCAGCACTCAAATTTCCAATATTTATTGCACTAAATGAAATAACATCAATGGTAGGTGATGGTACATTTGGAATACTTAATATCACTCCGCCCATACCAAAATCAAATTCTCCTGGATTTGTTCTATTATATGTATTAAATGTAGTGTAAGAACTATATGTAGTATAGGAAACAGATACAATGTTTGATGGTGCAATTCCATTTGCAATAAAGGTTGTTAAAGAAGATGCAGCCGATGTATTATAGGGACTCTTAGAAAAGGAAATGGTGTAATTAGCATATGTTGTAGCTGGAGATAATCTCTCTACAATGACGGATGTATTCGTTAGACTATTTGCCTGTATACTAAGAGTGGTTGTTCCATTTGTAATGGTGCAGGTAGCACCCGTTAAATCATATCCATATGCCGAAAAATCACTATAGCGTATTTGTATTCCTGTAGTGGATAGATTGGAATAATTAATACCCGTTGGGCCAGCTGGGTAGATTCTTGTAGGAGTTGTAAGAGATGTATAAGATGTATATTTATTATCCGCTGGACGACTTAGCTGAAATTGAAATGAATATAAATCTGTACCATTTAATCCATTATTTACAACAATTGAATTTGTAGTATATGTACCAATAGTAGTAGATGTCTTCGTGCCATTAACATATTGTATTATAGTATATTGTGTAGGTGGTAATCCTCTATCAAAATCATATGCTGAAAAATTAATAGAGATCGTGCTAGGAATTGTAATTGAAGTGTTGACACCGCTTGCTGCGCTATATGGCCCAGATATCGGGGATGATGGAGAAGAAGTAGGCCCGTTACCTGCTGCATTGACACCAATCACTGACATTTCATATACTGTACCAGCATCCAAAGCTCCCGTTGCAAATGAATAGGTGGTAGTAGAAACACCTGTAACCGTAATGGTTGTTCCTCCAGGTAGTGGTATAGCCGATACTGTATAGGATGTAGGAGGTCCGCCTTCCGTTGGGGCATTCCATGTAACAATCACACTTCCATATTCTACCTGTATGTTGCTGACGGGTCCAGGGGCAAGAATCACAGGCGGGGTAGGACCAGGTATGATTTCATCTACTGCAATGGGAGGGCACGGGCATCCATTTGAAATAATAATGCACCCTGAATTTCTATAAAATTCTTTAGGCTGTCCCATTTTAACGGAGTTCATGATGGATGCGTCATAATTGCCCTGTAATGGGCCGTAACTCGTTTGGGGATGGTTTGGATTTTGTATGCGATTGATGAAAGATCCAGCTTGCGCCTGGTCTCTCCTCCTCTGCGTGAGAGCAGAGCTATCATAGATTCGGGACATACTGATCCTATTATTATGTAAGATGATAGATCCATTACTGAGCCGGAATCAATTATAAACTCTATTAAAATGCCATATCTAAATATTTCACAGACAATACCATGTAGTATATTGTATTATAATTATGTAAAACAAAACGCATTAATTATTATGAATATTTATTTAAACTATTCATAATGATTAAAGATTATATTACACCTTTTCTCATCTATAATGCCGATTTAAAAACTACTAATAAAGTATTATCGTGATTATTAGATATTGATGGTATTTTTAATAATGTAAATGAATGACCGATATATCTATCTTCCCACTCTTTAATTTTATTTTTAAATAATGTTTCTTCATAACAACTTATGTCTTCTATAATAAAAAACCCATTTTGTTTTAATTTATGTATGCTATTTTCAAAAAAACATACATTAGCATTAAATGTATGCAATCCATCTTCAATAATAATATCAAAATTTTCATGTAAATCTGGTTCATCCCACATTTTTTTTATAATCTCTGGTTTTGTTTGGTCGCAAAAAAATGTTTTTATTTTATCTGTATTAAATAATATACCACTATCAATATCAGCACCAAATATATAAGAATTAGGAAAAAACTCTTGCCATCCATATAAAGAAGCACCAGGTCTACCATCTTTCCCCATATTAGACGGAACATTTACATTATTTGTTCCTAAACCTAGCTCAAATATCCTTAAGTTTTTATCACATATTGACTGAAATATAGTATAATAAAAGGTTGTATAATTATGCCAACTTTTAGTAATATTTACACTACCTTTATCGCTTTTATTTCTCCCCATTATTTCACATAAAGGTGTAGATTGCTTTTCATTAAACGAATAGTTCATGATAACTTTATTAAATATTAAAAAATTAAAATTTAAACACCGGCGTTTGAAATGTAAAAAGTGTAATAAGAGTCCAATCAATATATCATTTCTCTTTTAGAGCAATTACACAAATGACAGAAGTGGTTGGAATTTTTTAGGAAGAGGTGCTCGTCGAAAAAGATGTCATGGTCTATCTCACACCTTGAATTGAATTCTTTTCAAATGATCTCACATGTGAAAAGAATAACTCCGCTGAGCCGGAATCGAACCAGCGACCTGAGGATATCCACCATCAAACGACTACAGTCCTCCGCTCTACCAATTGAGCTATCAGCGGTTTGTCAGCCAACTGATAGGAGATGAACGATCAGTTGGCTATCTCCGTATGGGAACTTATTTTTTAAAAATAGACGCGTTTCCCAATCTTATTTTGGATGGATAATATATCGTGTTGCACCAATAAGATGAGATGATAGATTGGTATAATTAATAAAATAAGTTAAATAGGGAGATAATACGATTGTATTACCAGACTGTTGAATATGATTCAGAAGATCAAAATCTTCTTTTTCGGATTGTATAAATAGAAATCCATTTTTAAATAATACCGTTTTCATTGCAAAACTAATTCCAATATATCCAAACTGAATGGATTGATGACCGATTGGTGGTATAATTTTATTTTTATCTTTCATTCTAAAACTAATTACATGCGCATTTGGTGTAACTGATATTTCCTCTATTAATTTATTCACATATTCAGAATGAAGAAAATCATCATCATCTACAAATCCAATCCAAGGAGTTGTTACTAAATTCATTCCAATGTTACGAACCGCACCTGCAGATGAATGATTATGTATTTTATTTGAACCACGACGATTAATACAAATTGATAAAAATCGTGGATCACGAATCATCTCATTAAAATTGCTTATTTGTGGTTCGCACCCATCAAAAATAATAATTGCATTCCATCGTGAATTTGTTTGATCAAGTAATGATAAGATTGTTCTAATAAGACTGGGTCGGTCAATTGTTGGAATAATAAATGTGACTACTGCATTCGTATTATTTTCTTGAAATTTTTTTATTCGTAAAACAGTATCATCATATGTATTATTTAATGCTAATTCTTTCGAATATGTTATTGTTGAATCAGATGGAATCTGATAATGTATTTCATCTGTTAAAATACTCATTATATAATGAATATTTTAATTAATTTTAAATAAAACACACTATATCATAATTGTAGTGCGATTTTAGCATTACAATTATGACATTTACTGTACCGGAATCGAATCAGCAAACTATCTTTGTAGTATATCTTTTTATAAGAAACTCATTTTAAGAAAATGTCAACATTTATAGTTTGCAACATAATTCTCTACATCAGAATAGGATTCGTACTGATACCCGATTCGTGTATGATAGGCAAACCATTTTCCCTTTGGTTGCAGCCGTTTCCAATGCATATCCAAACATCCCCATGATGATTTTCCATTTTTCTCAAGATTTTCACAACTTTCTTGAAAATTATGGAGCAAGGTAGGAAGATAGTCACGATTCAAAATATATCCAGATGTTGTCTGTGCAGACAAAATTCTCTGAACTTGAGATAAAGAGGTAGGTTCCGCAGAGAACATAAATATTCCATGTGCCAACATTAATACATCATAAGTAGGGCATCCTTGAAAGAGATCCACAATCTGTTGATTCACTTCTTCAGGCGAACTCGATACAAATGTAAAGTCGTCTTCCAGAATCAAACAGTTTTTCCACTCAGGATGTTTCATAAATAGTTGCAATGCTTTTATGTGACTTTTGGTACAACCCAGTGCACCGTGCTCTGGGACATATTCTGCGTTAATTCGATGTGATTTCGATAAAGTAGGATCAATCTTTCTAATTTCTTGTAGAACATGGCCCATACGATCTGATCGGTGATCTAAATTGATGTAAAGAATGGCATCAATATGCGATAAACAAGAACTCATTGTATTCTCTTATAATCGGTTCTTTAGATTCATCTCAGTAGGCTAACATTTATAGTTAGTAACATATTTCTCAATATCAGAATAGGATTCGTACTGATATCCAATTCGTGCATGATAGGCAAACCATTTTCCGTGGGGCTGTAGGCGTTTCCAATACTGATCCAGACATGCCGCTGTTGATTTTCCATTTTTCTCAAGATTTTCACAACTTTCTTGAAAATTATGGAGCAAGGTAGGAAGATAGTCGCGATTCAAAATATATCCTGATGTCGTCTGTGCATTCAAAATTCTCTGAACTCGGGATGAAGAGGTAGGTTCCGAAGAAAATGAATATATTCCATGTGCCAGCATAAGAATATCATAAGTAGGGCATCCTTGAAAGAGATCTATAATCTGCCGATTTACTTCTTCAGGCGAACTTGATACAAATGTAAAGTCATCTTCCAAAATCAAACAGTTCTTCCACTCACGATGTTTCATAAATAATTCTAACGCTTTTATGTGACTTTTGGTACAACCCAGTGCACCGTGCTCTGGGACATATTCTGCGTTAATTCGATGCGATTTCAATAAAATAGGATCAATCTTTCTAATTTCCTGCAAGACATGGTCCATACGATCTGATCGATGATCTAAATTGATGTAAAGAATGGCATCAATATATTCCAGACAAGAAATTGCAGTCATTAGATTATCATTCAAACAATTCTTTAGATTCCATTTATCGTCCTCTCCAGACCTTAAGAATAGAGGTATTATAATTTTCCTGTGAAATAATGTGTGCAGCCGTTTCAATATTATTATTTTGAGATTCAAATGCCTTTGGATATGCTAAAATACTACCAAAATTGGACGGGGATGAAGCATCCATTAGATTATCATAGTATACAATAATACCCAGTACGCGCTCAAAGGTTTCACGGTCATTTCGAGTTCGAATGGTCGTTGTCAATTTGGAAAAGAGTTCATATTTTTCTTCTAATTGCTCCACCACTTCTAAGTCAACCATACTGGTTCCACCAAAGCATCCTTTCCAAACAAATTCGGACTTAGTAAATTCAGAAATAATCTCTTTGGATTGAGATAGTAAGGATAAAAAGGTTGAAATCTTGCGATCATTGCGTACATCCGCATGATCAAAATGCCAATGAAATCGAATCGACCCTTCTAATTCAGATTTATAAAATGGACGATGAAGAAACATACTATCATGCAAAAAGATCATACGATCAGCCCATTTTTCCTTCAAAAAGTAATAATAAGGAAGAATCTCTCCAGCCCCTCTCCATTCACTCTTTATGACTTGTGTATCCATCAAGCGGCCATTTACCGTATTAATCGTGGAATTATCATCAATAATCACAATGGGATTGGTATAGTATTTGCGAATCGAATTGTATGATGAAATCCACAAGTCATTATCTTTAGCGGATTGTATATTTCGCAGAATGACAAATACATATGATTTATCATTATGAACGAGTAGTGTTGCAAGAGGAGAAGGCTTTGTTTCTATCCGTTTAAAGTTATACCGTTCAGGCATTGGTTTAGAGGTATTATCCGGATAGACAATTTCATTTTCTTTTTTCTCCATTTTTTTCTGAAATGTTTCGGATAATACCACCTGTGGTTGTTGAGATCGTGAAAGAATTTGCGGGCGAAACTCTAAAGGGATCTGAGAAACATTCCTCTTTTGAAGAATATTTCGATTGGCCCATGAAGTCATTTCTTAGCTGTCATTTTCTTTTTTACCATTTTTTACTCAGTCAAACCGTGTGAAGCTATTCTCCATTTTTTATAAAGATACAGAGAAATGGGAATAACCATATCGCAGTGTACGGAAGGATGGCGATTTATGACAGATCAATCACAATTACAAGAAAGAGTCAATGTATTGGAGCAGAAATGTGCAACAGCGGATGCAAGTGACATCGTCATTCATAGTAAATGTTCCGATGTAGAGCATCGATGCGAACAATTACAAATACAAGTGAATGAAAGTCGTATGGAAATACAATATATTCTTCTTCAACTGGAAAAAGTTGAACAAAGAATGGAAACAATGGATATGCAACAGCATGCATTTATGGAAGATACGGATATGGTCGTACTATCATCCAAATAATCGCATCATAGGATAGAAATGAGATCTATATTTGGGTTAAATTATTTTGTATTTTGCATCACTGCGCTTATTTTGATTTTGTATTGCACGAAGGACATGCGGGATGAAGGGTTTGAATTTGCAGGTGTAATGACACAATTGGCTAGTACGCGAGCACCATCACGAGGATGTATGAGAGAATATTTTGATGATTCGGGTGCTCTCATGCAAATGGCAGCGAATAGTACAGGAGGTGCATATGGTATGTTTCCAGAGTTGAAAGATGAAATGGATGAACCCTTTATTGACACTTTCCCTCAATTAGAATATTCAACCTCTGTAAATAAGGTAGACCGCAAAATTGATAAACAGATCTACGATAATTTGACCATACAAGGAATGAACCGCATGTCACCAGAATCAAAATATGTACCCTATCACTGCCCCAAGGGATTAATGGAGTGAAAACGCACTTCCATCTCTGCTGATTCCCAATGAATCGTCGGCCGACCATCAGGGTAGGCATCATAGGGAATCGCCGCCTCCGTTGGTTTCTCCAAAGAAAGTAGCCGATGGAGAGAACGAAGTCGTCGATCGATCGGATTTCGAACCGTCTTGCATTGTGTTCGCCCCAGCTGTTTCCAGCGCCATTCAAACTGAAGCGCTGTTTTCCACTCAGGCAATGCGACATAACATGCACGCTTCCATTCGAGACCTTGTGCAACACGCATCCCTGTTGCTCGTGCCCCACCCGCCCGTTTTCCATTATGTTGCAGCAACCGTCGGTCAGGATCCACCGTTGCTCCAATATATGTATGTCCTTGATCCGTATAGAGAAAGTAACAATATGCACTCATATTGTACTATTTATAGTATAATGGAAATTTCCTTTATATGACTTAAAGGTAATCATGTTATCCACAACTATAATGATTCTTACCTATTGTTTTATTGGGTCTTTACCTGATTATGCCATTGACACTATTTATCAGGCTCGCTTATTTTACAAGGGTGTTATTTATTTTATTGTGAGTGACATTCATTCACCGCATGTTGCTGAATTAAAATATAAGTATGATGTTACCATCATTGATTACAATACAATGATTGATATTGAATTTAATAATTGTGTAAATCAATATTTTGATAAATTTGTTATTGTACCTGCATTAAAAGGGAGGGAGAAATTATTTATCTATGCATTTGAACGATTTTTTCTATTATATCATCTTATGGATCAATATCAATTATCAAATGTATTTTTCCTTGAATTAGATAATTTAATTTATGATGATCCAATGGTATGGGAAACATCATTTGCATCAAATGAAATGTCATATATGTACGATAACCATGGTCGAGGTGCATCAGGCATTTGTTTTATTCAAAATAAAGATATATTATTACAATTCACGGAATATTGCAAACACTTTATTGCAACAAATACAGTATTTTTAGATGAAATGTCTGCACTCCATGAATTTTGGGTAGCTAATAAAGATCGGGTACAACTTCTTCCCACCCATTGGCCAGCGGCCGATGTGCCAAAGGAAACATATATGAATTATGATAATTATCAGAATACCATTTTTGACGCGGCCGCATTGGGAATTTATTTGGGAGGATTAGATCCATACCATACAAATGGTATAATTGTAACAGGACAAAAATCAAAATGGTCTGCGATCAACTGTACACAGTATAAATATAAATGGATAATAGATGACAAAAATAGAAAGATACCCTATGTACTACACGGTGATACATGGATTAAAATTAATAATTTGCATATTCACTCAAAGAATCTCAAATCATGCCTATCGAACCACCTTTAAAGGATATTCTTTTTCCTCTTTTACAGTAAATCCAAAATGATACAAAGGAATTGTGATTTCTTTACTTTAAGTTATGATCTAATTTAAATAGAAGACCATCGTTTTAGATCTTTTGAGTGAATGTGTACATTGACAAGTGGCATTGTATTTACATACAAGTACTTGTCATTCCATTCTAGTTTTACCTTATCACATTTTACAACACATGTTTCATTAATAAATCCAATGGTATTACTACTATCATTACGAGGATCAACGCCACCGATGTATTGACCCACTGCAGCCGCATCAAATAGAAAACCAAAATCATCTGCATGTTGATAAAAATCGGGATGAATGGAGTCACAATAGTCCTTGATAATAGGAAGAGTTCCAACAAGATCGGGTTGACTCTGCTTAAATTTGCTTAGTGCATACATGTCATTTATCCGATGTGTCGCACACTCAATACATGTATCCATCAACAAACGAAGGATGGTATGATTCTTAAAATATAAAAAGCTTGGAATGCATCGATCCTTTGCATCCATCACGCACCACATGGGTTTTGACTGAAATACACTCAATTTTGGCATGAAATCGACATAGATTAAATTATCATTTTCAATATGGAAAATGTCATCCAAATTCTGTGCAACAACATGATCATAAATATAAAAGAATCGCATCATGGCATATTTCCAAAATCCATTTCGAAAGGTAGAATCCAGACAATTATTTCTCTCAAATTCAGATCGTTTATCGCTAATTGGTATGTCTTCAAGAGGATATAATTCAATACCTGATACTAATTTATCACGATGCTCTGAAAGAATTAATACATGAATAGAGATATTGGTAGTGTGCTGAATTTGTCGAATGCAGTCATTGATATATTCTGGAAAATGACTTCCAATATGGACTAAAACAAGTGTGGGCATACATTATATGTAAAAATACTTGTTTAAGTAATTTAAAGTTATTATGTAACTAAGTATATAGTTATGTCATTTGATATTGTTATTCCAGTTGGCCCAAATGATCTTAGTATCATATCTTCTACCATTCGATATACACAAGCGAATGTTCTTGATTATCGTAATATATATCTAGTATCTAAAAATGAAATAAAATTAAATGGATGCATTTATGTATCAGAGGCTCAATTTCCTATTCAAATTGAAGATGTTAAAAAAATGATGGAGAAAATAATGAGCATTCATCTACATCGAGAAGGGTGGTATTATCAACAAATTATTAAATTATATGCAGGTCGATGTATTCCTGGTATTCTTGAAAATTATTTGGTACTAGATTCGGATGTATATCTTCTAAAACCAACCAGATTTATGGAAAATAGTGTACCACTTTTTGCAACAGGAACAGAATATAACATGGTCTATTTTGAACATATGGCTCGGCTCCATCCACAGTTAAAGAAAATGACAAATGCATCAGGAATTTGTCATCATATGGTATTTACAAAAACTTATCTTGATGAACTATTTCAATTAGTGGAAAATAAACAGGGAGAAAATCCTCGTCCATTTTGGAAGATCTTTTTAGATAAAGTTTCTCGTCCCACTCCAGAGTCTGGTGCGTCTGAATATGAGATATATTTTAATTTTATGCTACAATATCATAGTCTTGATATGCAAATTCGTAATTTGTCTTGGATGGATTGCGGTTCATTATCTCATGCACAACCATATCATGACTATGTTGCCGTTCATCATTGGAGAAGATAATACAAATCTAAAGAGAATGATAATAAATAAATATATGTCAGATAGTCCAATTGTATCTATTATTATTAAAGGAGAGCTGGGAAATCAACTCTTTCAGATTGAAGTTGCACATTCTTATGCCAAAAAAGAGGGAGATACGCTTCAGATCTTTCATAAGATAGATAATGCAGACCGACCTGTGTACTGGGAGACCATCCTACATCGTGTGAATCCAAGAATTGTATTTATTGATATTAAAGGAGGTCTAGGAAATCAACTCTTTCAGATTGCAGCGGCATATGCTTATGCCAAAAAAGAAGGAGGTATACTTCAAATTCTTTATAAAGAATACAATGGAGTTCGCCCTGTGTACTGGGAGACCGTCCTACATCGTATCAAACACTATTTGGTACAATCGGTTCCACCCGATATGATCCATTGTGATGAATCACTACCTACCATGTATCAGCCGATTATACCATTAACCTCTCAAGGATTATTACTTGATGGGTATCGACAGACATCTAAATATTTTTACAATGACGAAATTAAATGCAACATACGCAAATTGTTTACCCCTTCTTCCACACTCATGAATGAAGTATCTACGCGATATTCATTTCTATTGGAGAACAAATATCGTGTGGTGGTTGTCCATGCACGCCGAACCGATTACCTTCGAAATCAGACAATGATTGATATTCACGGCCCACTCCCATCTAGTTATTATAAAGAGGCGATACAGCGAATGAAAAAGAAAGTAAAGGACCCAATCTGGTTACTTACTAGTGATGATAATCGGTATTGGTTGGAAATTGAACAGGAACTTGGTATTCATGCACCTATCATTCTGATGAATGAGTCTGATATTCACACTTTTGCACTTCTACAGCAATTTCAGCATATGATCATGTCCAATTCAACCTTTATTTGGTGGTGTACCTGGATGGCAGATGCCAGACATGTGATTGCTCCATCCAAGTGGTTTGGCCCTGCTGGTCCCCATTCTTATGATGATATTTATGAGGATCATTGGGAAAGAATCTAATCTGGCCTATAAAATTGAATCGAGTTATTAATAAATGATAGGCAACGATGTCCCTTATTCAACCCGATCTCTCCATCATGCCCACTGTATTGCCGCCGCATCCCTACTCCTTTCCCTTGGATCCTTTTCAACAGCATGCAATTGCCGCGATCGCAAAAGATGAAAATGTCCTTGTATGTGCCAAGACAGGTTCAGGAAAGACGCTGGTAGGAGAATACCAAATCTATCACTCGTTGAAAAAGGGAAAACGAATCTTCTATACCACCCCTATTAAATCACTTTCCAATCAGAAATTCTATGATCTCAAGCACCAGTTTAACGAAGCCACTGTGGGAATCATGACAGGAGATATCAAGTTCTGTCCTGATGCACAAATTGTGATTATGACCACCGAAATTCTTAGAAATCTTCTTTACAAAAAAGGAACTGCCACTGAACATCTTGGACTAACTGCCTCACTCTCCATGGATGGTGTGGATGCCGTGATCTTTGACGAGTGTCACTATATTAATGACAAGGATCGTGGAAAGATCTGGGAAGAAACGATGATCTTGCTCCCTTCTGCCATCAACATGGTGATGCTCTCTGCCACTCTGGACCATCCTGAGTATCTCGCACAATGGCTCGGTGCCCTGAAGCAGAAGCCCATTCACTTGATTGAGACCCAGTACCGAATTGTACCGCTTACACACTATCTAATCCAAAAAGTGCCACAAGAAAAGCTTATCACACTCATGGATGACAAGGAAGTCTATTATGAGCAGGCCTATCTGTCTTGGCTTCATGCGCAGCAAGGTCAAGAGCGTGAACTTCGCGCCTTTCAGCAAAAAACAACGGAGGCACGCCGTCTTGGTCAAACCGGTGGAGTGGACGGAAAAGTACACTCCTCTCATTTCGTTCATCAGCTCAATGAGGCCATCGTCTTTCTCGAAAAGAAAGAACTTCTTCCCGCCCTCTTCTTCGTACTAAGCCGAAAACAATGTGAGTCTTATGCGAAGAAAGTGGAGCATACCCTATTGAGTACATCTGATACGGCTACCGTCAAGCATATCATTCGCTTTCATCTTCATCGACATCTCAAAGATCTGGAAGTGGTTCCTCAGTATCATCAGATCTACGATCTCTTATGCAGAGGAATTGCCTTTCATCACAGTGGACTTCTACCCATTCTGAAAGAGATCATTGAAATCCTCTTTACCAAGGGATTCGTCAAAATGATGTTCTGCACGGAGACCTTTGCGGTGGGCCTGAATATGCCAACGAAGACGGTGCTCTTTGCGGGATTCAAGAAATATGATGACACAACGGGTCATATGCGAATGCTGCGTAACGATGAATACCTTCAAATGGCAGGACGAGCAGGTCGGCGTGGAAAAGATGATAAGGGTGTGGTCATTTATCTACCAGATCGTGAACCGGCTTGCCCCGAGGAAATGTATACCATGATGAAAGGCGCTCGCCCACCACTTCAAAGCCGCATGGACTTTCACTACGATTTCCTACTAAAAACCCTTCAGGCCTCTCCGCCAAATCAGCCTCTGAAATGGCTCGCCATCATGGAACAGAGCTATTGGTTCCAACAGCAACAAAAGGAGATTGCAAATCAGCGCGCGGAACTAGCCCTTCTGGAGAAGAAACGCAAAGAACTGGATCTGGTAGAGCCCTTTCTTAGCGGATGTGTGAAGCGATTGGAGCTGGAGCAGCGGATGAAACAGACAGTAAATGCCGAGCGCAAACAACTTCAACGCGAACTTGACAGTGTGAAAAATAAGCAAATGGGTCCAAAATGGACAAAGGCACTTGCGGATTATCAGACACTACAGAGAATTGATCAAGAACAACAACAGATTGTAAACCATATCAATTGTCTGGAGGGGCACCAGCGCAGCATCCAGCCCATTGTCACATTCTTATATGAAATGGGATACCTTCGACATGCAGATCCCCAGACGCTCACCAATGAAGACCTCGGACAAAAAGGCATTCTTGCCACAGAAGTCAATGAGGGACATCCAATCTTGATGACAGAACTCTATGTGGAGGGACTACTTCACAGTCTGACCGGCAAAGAGCTTGTCTGTGTTCTAACTTGCTTTCAAGAATCAAAGGATACAGATGAACCACCTGCAGAGCTTCGTGTTAGTGCTGCGATCATCTCTTCCATTCGCTGCGTTCAAGACATGGCGCACACCTTTGAAGAGCTGGAGCATCGGATTGTCGACGCGGAGCGCCGATCCATAGAAGGGTATTGGTCCCTCTCCACACAGATGGTCGAACCTATGTGGCGATGGATGGAAGGAGAACATGCCTCCGTGATCTGTGCAGAATATAACTTATTTGAAGGAAACTTTATTCGCTCGGTCCTAAAAACCGCCAATATGTTGGACGAATGGCTCTCTATGGCGACTTATTCACAGCACACCGATCAGATTAACAAAATTACAGAGGCTAAATCTCTTATTGTGCGGGATCTGGTCGTATCGGACAGTCTATACCTACGACTAAACTAACTCGCTCTTGTTCCAATTCTGAAAGAGGAGCTCAACACGCTCGCGAATCGGCAGAAGATTCGGATAAAGCCGCTGGAGCTCCGTCGTATCCAGTTCATTATTGGAGCGCCCTGAGAGCAAAATCTTTGCCTGTTCCTCTTGTGTAAAGTTCGCCCACACAAAGGTCGGATCCACATATTTTTGATAGAGCTCAAGGATTTCATTGTGCTCCACCGTGCCAGGATTCGTTAGATTGATCGTACCCGTTGTCTTTTTTAGGGCCAAATCAATCATGACAGGAAGCATGTCCTCCAATACCGTCATGCTATTTGGAATGCTACAGATCTTCTCATAACTCGTGATCTTGGTAACAAAATTACGAGGGTGATGATAACCCACAATTGGCATGCGAATGCGAAGATTGAGAACAGAATCCTCAAAAAAATGCATCAGACGATCCGTGAATCCCTTCACGGTTGAATAACCACTTCCAAAGAAATTGGGTGCATCCTTTTCCTGAAACATGCGTTGCTCCTCGGAATAGGTGAAAATGCACCCCGTTCCGAGATAGGTGACATGAATTCCATACTTCTTTCCAAGAAGCGCGAGAACAAGGGGTGAATACAAATTATCACGAACATTCTCTACCAGTTTCCCCTTTTGCTCCAGATAGTCAATGGTGGAATATCCTGGGCCATGGGTTCGCCCAATCAGACAAAGAATGCGATCCGCATTACTGGTTGCCAGTTCTGCCTCTACACCCGTCTCATCATCTGCTCGGTACTGAGCCTTAATCACAGTATGTCCTTGCTTTCGCAGAAGTTTTACCACCATACCCCCAATCCATCCATTGCTACCATAAACAAGCCACCTCATTTACTGTATCATATCCAGCTTGGTTTAAGTTACTATAGGAATAATGATATCTAAAGACACCCCTCATTACATGTATAAAATGAATCACTGGTACGAGCTCGAATTGGTACGAATCAATCCATCCGTGTATGCCTATTACACAGGCGATACCCTAAATTGTTCGGATGAGAATGCTGGGTGGGATCTTCATTCGGCAGAAGAGGTAACAGTAGAACAAACTCCCAAGTTCATTCCATTTGGTGTCATTGTTCGAATGCTGAAAGTGGAGCCAATGCCGCATGGAACATCCAATGAGTATGTGAAGACGGATAGTCACTTTTTTTTGGTACCGCGATCCTCGATTTATAAAACGGGACTACTGATGGCAAATTCGCCAGGGATTATTGACAAAAGCTATCGAGGAGAACTCAAGGCACCCGTTTGGTCCATGACAGGTAACTCACAGGTCAATCAAGGGGATCGCATGTTCCAAATTGTGGCACCAGACATGGGATGGATTCGTAATATTCGTATTGTTGAATCGCATCCTGATACAGAGCGAGGTGCAGGCGGGTTTGGTTCAACAGGCATCTAAACGCATTCTCTATAGAATAGTCAATGACGCACTACTCAGACCATACCTGGCCCGAGCTTGGTGTCACCTATCAATGGAACAATGCAACGATTGTAGATTCGATCCAAACAAAAAGAAATACACATGTGGAAATGGTGGAGCGCCCTCATTGGGGTGTCGCCTGTTATATGAATAATGCCATTCAGAGTTGTGAGCTGGATGAAGCGATATATCATGAAGCCCTGGTTCATCCTGCCATGGCAGGTATGTATCGGCCCAAACGAGTCATGATTATGGGAGGAGGAGAAGGTGCAACAGCAAGAGAAGTTCTGAAATGGTCCACCGTTGAAAAGGTAGATATGTATGAATGGGATCAGGAAGTCGTACAGCTCTTTCAAACAAAATATCGGCAGTGGGCCAAGGGTGCATGGGAGGATCCACGGCTTACCATTCATCATCATGATATGATGGAAGCTATTCAAACTCCGCCTGTAAATCGATATGATGTGATTATTATTGATTTGTTTGACCCTTGTGAAGAAGATCGTGCGCTATGGACTACTCTTTTTCAGCACCTTCCTCATTGGATACAGGATGGAGGTTCCATTGTACTCTATGCAGGAATGCGTTGTATCACACAATCCATCCAACCCTACCAATTCCTTACAAATCTGATTGATAAAAGTCCAATGTACACAGATCAAGAAGTGATTCCATATCGTGTCTATATCCCCTCTTTTTTGGGAGAAAGCACTTTTCTACTTATTAAACCTCGTACCGCGCCTATTTACTGTCATATGATGAAAG